AAGCTGGGTGAGGATGGGAAAGCTCCGAAACCGCAGGAACGGCTTAAGCAGGATGTTACCGACACAAATGCTGGGAACATGGCTGATAAACAACCAAACAATGCGGATGGAAAAAAAGATAATGCGTGATTTTTGGAAACAGCTGTTTTGCAAACATGACTATACGCTTTCTCGTTGGCATTGGACGCACGGCATCAACGGAAACGAACCACGAGAAATGGAGTGCGAGTATATCTGCACGAAATGTGGGAAATTCAAATGGACACACCCTGACCGAAATTCGGCGCGAGAAAAATCTATTTTGGATAGCGGCATTGAGCCGTACAAAAGAATTTACCCAAAGGAATAAAGAATCACCCCGAATTTTCGGGCTGATATATTCCGGCAGGGAAGCCGGGATACAAATTTCGCAGCGTTGCAGGGAAGCAACGGTAAAAAAACGCAGGAGGAAATTAACGATATGAAACTCAATGTGTTGCTTGGTGATGCCTACAAAGAGGGCATGACCGCCGATGAAATCATTTCTGCGCTTGAAAAAGTTGCAGACCCTAACGCAGAGGTTGAGAAGCTGCGCAACGCCGTGACGAAAGCCAATGGCGAAGCTGCTGAGTACAAGAAGCAGCTCAAGGCAAAGCGCACCGATGACGAGAATGCCGCACAGGAACAGGCTGACAAGCTGGCAGAGATGCAGAAACAGATTGAAGCCCTGACTGCCGACAAGGAGAATCTCGTCAAGGAAAAGACCCTTGCATCTTACCGTGAGAAGTTCGTTGCACAGGGTTATGACGCTGAACTTGCAAACAAGGCTGCGTCTGCACTGGCTGACGGTGACATGGACAAGGTATTTAAGTTCCAGTCGGAGTTTATGACCGCTCACGACACCGCATACAAGGCTTCTCTGCTGAAGGATATGCCCACACCTCCGGGTGCGGATGGTAAGGGTGACGGCGCAGACAGCGCAGGTGTTTCCTTTGCTAAACGCTTTGCGAAGGAGCGTGCAGACGCAAACAAGGCATCGAGTGACGCAATGACTGCTTTCCATTAAGGAGGAAAACATGAAGTACACCAATACTCCGGTATCGGCTCCTGAAAGCACTATTCTGGCTGCTGATACCTACGTTGCCATTCCCTTTACCGTCAAGGAGACCAACGCTGTTCCGGCTGGCTATCCTATGGCAAAGACTGGCCTGAAAGCTGCTGCCACCACTGGCACCAGCGCTACCGATGCAGCTACTGATGCCATTGGCATTCTGCTGCACACCGTTGACCCTGCCGTCAACCCCAATGGCGCACTGCTGATTCAGGGCGTTATTGATGTGGACAAGGCAAAGCTGTCTGGCTTTACCTATTCTGCAAACGATATTGCCGCTCTGAAAAAGGCTGTTCCCGCCGTTTTCTGCCGTACCGATGTTGGCGCAAAGAGCGAGTAAGGAGGACTAAATTATGGCACTGAATCTGAATGAAATCTTCTCCCCTGCTGCGATTGCCGCCTACTGGACGAATGACCCGACCAATGCGCAGCCCTATGCTTCTGATGCTCTGTTCCCCGCCCGTAAGAAGGTCAGCATGGAACTGAAGTGGCTGCGTGGTCACAAGGGCGTTGGCGTTTCGCTGAAGCCTAGCGTGTTCGACACTAAGGCTACGTTCCGTACTCGTCAGGGCATCAAGATGACCGAGACCAATATGCCGTTCTTCCGTGAGGGCACTCACATTGACGAGGAAGACCGCCGCAAGATTATCTCTGTTCTGGCTACCAATCAGGAGTTTGCGGCAGACGTTATTAATCGTGTCTACGATGATACCGCACAGCTTATTACCGGAGCTCGCATTGTGCCTGAGCGAATGGTGTGGCAGCTTCTGGCTCCTAAGACTGGCAAGCCCGGCATCTCCATCGAATCCAACGGCGTGAGTTACGTCTACGATTACGACCCTGATGGCACTTGGCAGCAGTCCAATTACAAGGCTCTGGCTACCAAGGAGAAATGGGATGCTCCTACTACTGCAACCCCCATCGCCACGATGACCACTGCCGCAAACACCGTGCTAGCAAACACTGGTGAGATTATCACCGATGCCTACATGAACACCAACACTTTCCACAAGATGATTGCTGCGGATGAAATCAAGAACCGGTTCCTGACGGTTATGAAGACCGCCACCGCCGTTCTTGTCGATTCTGAAGCACGTTCTGTTATCGAAAGTGCATCCGGCATCCGCATTCACCTGTATGACAAGATGTTCAAGCCGGAAGAGACCGCTGCTGCCGAGAAGTATTTGCCTGATGGCTATGTTGTGCTGGCTCCTTCTGGTTCTCTGGGCAATATGTACTACGTTGCGACCCCTGAGGAAGCCGACCTGATGGCTGGCATCTCCAACGCACAGGTTTCCGTTGTGAACACAGGCGTTGCTGTTACCACCGAGCAGACCGTGCATCCTGTCAACACCAACATCTACGTCTCTGAAATCGTCCTGCCGTCCTTTGAGCGCATGGACGCTGTGTACTGCATCAAGGCTTACTAAGGCGAAAGGAGGAAAGCAGCATGGGAGACCAGTATTCCGAAGCGGCAGTCAAGCTGGGGCAGTACATCGCCCCTGCACTTGACCGTGAAATCACGGACGAGGACTACCCACTCTTCGACCTGCTGCTTGATTTCGCCAAAGATAAGATATTTGCACAGGGCTACCCCTTCGGCAATAGACCTGACGAGCTGCCCTTGCAGTATCAGTCATTGCAGGTACGCATTGCAGCGGAACTGTACAACCACATCGGTGCAAACGGACAGACGAGCTATACCAACAATGGTATTACTCGTGTGTGGGAAAGCTCCGATGTGGCGCAGTCCCTGCTGAATGAAGTGATTCCGAGAGTAGGTGTTATCGGCTGATGTTCAATGGAAGCCCGCTGGATAAACGCCCACTGTGGTATTCAAACCCGGTTGGCGAGAAAACGCCTGTTGTGGACGAGTGGGGAAACGAGACTGGCGAATCCGCATACGAATCGTGGAGCGAACCCGTAAAGCTGATGTTGAACGTCAGCCCGCCTACTGGTTCTGCGGAAGCAAACCCTTTTGGAGCGTTCACGGATTACAGTTACGTTGTCAGTTCGTCCAGCAAAAAGCGTAACACACCGCTTTATGAAGGTACGCGCGTCTGGTTTCAGACAGACGTTTCAAAGCCCTTCAATTACACTGTGGTCAAGGTCGCAGAGCATATCACGGATACGCTGTATGCGCTGAAAGAGGTGGCCGCAAGTGAAAATTAAAGTGAGGTTGAGCGATGCCGGACTTCGTGATGCGGAACGTCAGATACAGGAGTACAAGACCACCCTGAACAAAAAGGCGCAAGAGTTTGCAAAGGCGTTGGCTGACAAAGGGCTTGATGTGGCGAAAGTTCGCTTTGCAAATGCAGAATATGCCGGTAGCAACGATGTCTCATGCCGTGTTGAGCAGAACGGAAATACCTGCACCATCATTGCAGAGGGCAAGTCGGTTGCCTTTATCGAGTTTGGCACTGGCGCACATCACAACGGATATGGCGGTGAACTACCGCCCGGCGTTGGGGCGCATGGTTCCTACGGCCAAGGCAAGGGTGCTGGCAGACGTTGGTACTACTACGGTGACCCCGGCAATGCTGGAACCTATGTGGATACCGTTCCCGGCAAGGGGCAGTTGAATTACACCAGCGGCAACGAACCAGCTATGGCTATGTGGGGAGCTGTTGAGGAAATGGCTTCTCAGGTCGAAGCAACGTGGAGGGAGGTTTGGAATAGTTGATCGATTATTTCAACTCTATTTTCACGGCTGTTGCCAAGGAACTGCGAAAGCAAGTGCCCGGCATCTTCGTTACTGGTGAAATCAATGACAGCAATGTCAAGAAGTTTCCGTGTGTGCAGATAGAGGAAAACAGCAATATTCCTGTGCACATTGATTCTGCCGGTCACAGCAAGTACGCTGCCGTTTCCCTGCGTGTTCGTGTTTACTCCAACAAGAACACCGGGCGCATTGCAGAAGCACGCTCCATTGTTGGAATCGTGGATTCTGTTCTTGAACCGCTTAAATTTTATCGCAAATCGTTTGCCCCGTTGAATGGGCTGTACAACAATTCCGTCTATCGGATTGATTGCAGCTACGGGGCAACAATCGGAGAGGACGGAATGATTTACCGAAATTAAGGAGGTAAACATTCTATGAGTACTGCTATCTCCGGTCTGAATACCACCCTGTATTGTGGCGACAGCGCAACCGCTCTGACGAAGCTGTGCGACATCAAGGATGTGCCTGACCTGATCTCTGAGCCGAACCTTCTGGATGCCACCACCCTGTCTGACCCTATGCAGGTCAACATCTTTGGCATCATCCAGAGCGACACCAAGTCCTTCACCGCAAATTACAACAAGGATGACTACAAGAAAGTCAAGGAGGCTGGCTACGATGAGACTTCCGAAAGCAATGCCGTTAAGTATTACGCGCTGAAAATGCAGGACGGTTCCGGCTTTTCTTGGCAGGGTATGCACCAGGTTGGCCTGTCTGGCTTTGGCGTTGACGAGGTCGTGGAAATGACCATCAACTGTATCTTTACCAAGAAGCCTGAGTTCAGCGAAACTCTGACTATCGCTGGCGGCTAAACCAAAAAACAGATCAATCAATCAAACCGGGCAGAACTGAACATCGGATTTGGTTCTGCCTCTATTTATAAAGGAGAGCATTTATTATGGCTGCTAAGGTTATTAACTTTCATTCCCCCGATGGCAAGAACACTTATGAGCTGACCTTCACTCGTGACAGCGTGGAAGCCACCGAACGTGCAGGCTTTCAGATTGGCCAGTACACCCAGATGACCAATCTGCTGTCCAACTCCCGCGCTCTGTTCTACGGCGCGTTTATCGCCCGAAATCGTGGCATCAAGCGTAAAGTCGTGGACGAAATGTTTGCCCACATCGACGAGAAGGAAGAGCTGATGGCTGCGCTGCTTGAGATGTTCATGGACGCTTCCAAGTCCCTGCTGGCAACTGATACTGAGGACAAGACTGCAAAAAACGCAACGTGGGAGATTGTGTAACCGCACAATCTCAGGAACCAGACGGAGAGGGAGAACCGTTCTCCTTCTCCAAGCTGTTTCACGATGTAGAAGCCTATTACATTTCCATCGGTATGACCTACGATCAGTTTTGGCACGGCGATGTCTGGCTGGCTAAAGTATACCGTGACGCAGAGGAGCTGCGAGAACGCAGAGCCAATGCAGAAGCATGGAGAAACGGTTTTTACATGGCATCCGCGCTTTCCTCTACGGTTGGCAATATGTTCCGAAAGAAAGGGTCTAGACCTATCAAGTATATGGATAGACCGATTCCCCTTACTCAAAAGGAGAAAGAAGAGTATGAATACCAACGTGCTGCGGAAGCACAGGAGCGCATTAAGCGCATGATGTTTTCCATGATGGAAAAGGATGGTGGTAGTGATGGCTGATGTTGATATTACGAGCTTATCCGTAGAAATTTCTGCGGAATCGCAGGGCGCAGAGCTTAATATTGACAAGCTCGCTACCGCCATTTCTAATTTGCGGACAAAAGGCAACGTCACAAAGGTTGTAAACAGCCTTGATAAGCTGGCCGGTTCCATTGCAACGCTGAAACAGGCATCTGCCGGAATGTCCGGCCTGGACAAAATCACTAGCTTTCTGAATGGGCTTTCCAACGTCAACACGACCGCAAGCGCAAAGAGCATCAACACGGTCGTGAACTCCATCAAGAAGATTCCTGCGGCAGTCTCCGGATTAAACGGAACGGATTACTATGCTATGAAAGACAATATCAGAGAGGTTGCAAATGGTCTTTCACAGTTATCTATTTTGGACGCTGGAAATCTCAAATCCGTTGGAAGCGCCCTCAATGCGTTTGGAAAAATACCGGAGTTGACAAACAAACTTGACCCCAAAACTCTTGACGCATTTGCTGTCGCTTGCGAAAAAATATCAATTTCTCTTACTCCTCTTGCATCTCAGCTTGACAAGGTGGGCAACGCTTTTGCAAAGCTCCCGCCGCAGTTGAGCAAGGTGGTCACACAGGCAAACCGCGTGACCGCAGCCAATGAAAAGCAGCGCAAGAGCTATCTCAGTCTGTCCAATCAGATGAACGGCTTTATGCGGAACATGGCAAAGCTGGTTTCGTTGAAAGCCATTGCTGAGTATCTTGGCAACGCTGTTGCGAAGTTTAATGACTTTTACGAAGCAACAGACCTGTTTCATAACGCTATGGGCAATTTGAGCGGTGAAGCCGATACACTCATTAGCAAGATGCAGGGCTTACTTGGCGTTGACCCGACCAAAGCGATGACTTACATGGCTACCATTCAGAGCTTAGGTACTTCGTTTGGTCTGACTAGCGACAAGGCATACGTTCTGTCTAAGAACCTGACTCAGCTTGCCTACGATGAAGGTTCTTATTGGAACAAAAACGTTGCTGAAACCTTTACTGCAATGTCATCCGCAATCTCTGGCGAGATTGAGCCTATTCGCCGTTTGGGCGTTGATCTGTCTCAGGCACGGTTGCAGCAGGAACTTCTGGCTTTGGGCTTTAACAAACAGGTATCTAGTCTGTCTCAGGCAGATAAGGCGGTTCTACGTTACATTGCCATTATGAAGCAGACTGCCAACGTGCAGGGCAACCTTGCGCAGACCATTCAAAGCCCCGCCAACCAGATTAAGATTCTGAAAGCCCAGCTGGATATGCTGGCAAAGTCTGTCGGTTCTCTGCTCTACCCTGCCCTGAAATCCATTCTTCCCCCGCTAATTGCTGCTGTCCAACTTATTCGAGAATTTGTCCAGTGGGTGGCAAAGCTGATGGGTGTAAAGGTCGTGTTTACTGATTTCACCAAGAGCGCTGATAGCGTTGGCGGCATCGGTGACGCAATGGACGAAACAACCGATTCGACAAAGAAAGCCGCCAAAGCCCTCAAGGACTACACGATGGGCTTTGATGAACTGAACATCATTGACCCCACACAGGGAAGCTCCGGCTCTGGCAGTGGTGCATCTGCTGGCAATATTTTGGGCGACGTAGACCTGTCCAGCTACGATATGTTCAAACAGTACAATGAAGAGTTTGCAAATCAGATTGATGCAATCAAAGAAAAGATGAAGTCTATGCTTCCTCTTATCGCAACTGTAGCAACCGCTCTTGCTGCTTGGAAGCTCACAAATCTTATTACGGATATTGTGGACGCTATCTCCAAAATGAACGCACTGAAATCCATTGTTTTGGGGCTTGGTGTTTTTACAGTGGGCATCGTCCTTGAGATTACAGGCATTAAAGACGCAATTGAAAATGGCGTAAATGGAAAGAATTTCGCTGAAATTGTTCTTGGCGCTTTGATTGGGACTACAGGCGCAGCCATTCTTGGCAAAGGTATTGCACAGTTTATTGTAACCGGTTTTGGCAGTTCTGCTGTCGGACAAGCGATTAAAGCTGCTGGTGGCTCTACCGCTGGCGCAATTATCGGCGCAGCCGTTGGTGGAATTGTAACTGGTATTCCCATGTTCGTGACTGGCGTTTATGACGCTGTCAAGAATGGCTTAAACACGTTAAACGGAATTTTGATTCCGCTTGGCTCGACAATGACTGGCGCAGGCATTGGCGCAATCATCGGCTCTCTTGGAGGCCCAATCGGTACGGGTATCGGAGCTTTGATTGGCTTGATTGTTGGCGCAATGACCGACGTTGGAATTGCCATCTATCAAAATTGGGATAAAATCACTTCTCAACTTGATAAAATGAGCGCCGAATTTAAACAATGGTTCGTAGGTGTTGGCGAGTGGTGGAATGAAAAGTGGGAAGGCTTTAAGACCAATTTTCAGACCGCGTGGGAAAGCCTGCCCGGATTTGTGCAGCATCCTATCCAATCGCTCGACCAAGCCAGCGCAGGACTGAAGCAGTGGTTCGTAGGTGTTGGCGAGTGGTGGAACCAGAAATGGTCTGGATTCAAGACTAACTGGGACAAATCGTGGAACAGCCTTGTTGATACCATAAAAAATCTGCCACAAAAATTTCTTGACTATGGCAAGAATATCGTAGAAGGACTTATCAAGGGTATCAATAACGGAATCGAGACTGCCAAGAAAACTGTCGGCGGCCTTGCGAAAGCCATCATTGACAAATTTACCACGGAAACTGATATTCATTCTCCTTCTAAGCTCTTTGAGCAGTATGGCATTTACATCGACATGGGTCTTGCAAACGGTATCACTGCAGCACTTCCTTACGTTGAACAAGCTATGACCAATCTGGCAAACGTTGTTCAGCAGAAGGGCAACGAGATGATTGACTATGGCGCAGACGTTGCAAATGGCTTTGTTGATAACATGGTCAATACGTTTGACGCAAAGTGGAATGAAATCGACAACGGTCTCAAGAGCGACTTCATTGGCACGATTAAGGGCATGATCGATGCGGTCAAGAAAGGCGATATCCAAACCGTCGCCGAAAACACAGCAGCCATCATTTGGAAGGCAATGGGGGAAGAGAACCGAAAACAGGTCAAGTCTTACGCTTCTGACTTGGTTTCCAATCTCACCAGTGCTCTTAAGACCGTTGGTTCCAAAGTGGTTTCTTCTGCAAAACTCGTCGGAAACAACATCTTAGCTGGGATTACTTCAAAATTTGGAGAAATTTCCACGCAGGTTGTAGGTCTCGGCAGCAAGATTTCAACGTCTTTTTCCGCTTTGATCGGGCCAATCTCAGCATCCGGCAGAGCAATCAGTCTCGGACTTTCTTCTGGCGTTTTAAGTCAGTTCCCGTCTATCATCGCTGGCATTGCCGGGCTTATCGGTCAAATTGGAGCTGCATTTATGGGCATCTTGCAGACGATCGGCAGCGTCTTGACATCTCTTGGCATCCCAACTGGTGTCATCATGATCGCTGGCGGCGTCGCAATTGCAGCCGCAATTGCAGGAATTGTCGGAACGCTTGTCGGAAAGCACGGAACAAGCTCCAGCCCGTCCGTAGACAATAACTACTCGAGCTACCCTGGCACGAGCGATTATGATTCCGCCAATGGCTCCAATACATCTTCCGGTAGTTATTACCCAAGTTCTTCCAATAGCGGAGCGAGCTCCGCAGAACTCCGTAGTGCCGTCCACGATGGGTGTTATAACGCATTCCTTGACATCTTCCAGCGGTACGGAGACGAGCTTACCGGAGGGAAAGAGCTCAAGATTTACCTTGATGGTAAGCAAATCACTGCGTCCGTTGAGAAACGGCAATCTGAGCGTGGGTTCCAGATTATGGGAAACGAAGTTTACAGCTACTAAGGAGGTTTACGTTTTATGCAATCTCTCGTCACAGTAAATGGCAGAGAGCTGCCTGAGCCTTCCTCCTACGACGCTACAACAAGCACTATAGTCGATTCTGGACGAAACGTACAAGGCAAAGTCGTTGGGTCTGTTGTGCGGCCCGATGTTGCAAAGATTTCCCTGAAATGGAATTATCTCACTGCTAGACAGTGGGCGGACATTATCGAGCCGTTCACCACAAACTTTTATTGCACAGTTCGGTTTTATAACCAGGCGACAGCAAGTTACACGACAAGGCAGATGTACGTCTCCGATAGAACTGCTGGAATGTGGAGGAGGTCTCCGTCCAACGGAAACGTTATGGGGTGGGAAGGAGCAGCTCTCAGCCTCGTTGAAGTTTAAGAGAGGTGATTATTCATGGGCTTTCTGCCTTCCGACAAGTGGCTTGAGCAATACGACAAAACACTTGTTCCGGAGATGTTTGTTCGCATCACTTACCACGTCTCTGACGATAAGGCCCAAGCAGACGCCATTGCCAGCTCTTCCAACCAGGCTTTATTCAGCAACACGTTGTCTGTCACAGACCTGGATTCTGCTTCTTTGGCCAATTATGCCACCGGAGAACCTAATTTGTGGGTCCTTGACGGGAGCAAACTTTTGGTCCCAGGTTCAGAGCCATACGAGAACGCTGGGTATTTAAGTATGGATTGTGTTTCTGACACAAACCATCCGATTATCACTTTCTCTTTTAGCAAACTTCACTCTGAAAAAATCCCAGGGGTTACAATCATATGGTCGTCTGCTTTAAATGAATTTGCAAAATCTTTTAGGTTGGCGGCTTATAGCGGAAAGGAGCTAGTTGCGTCAAAACAAATTGACGATAACCAGTCGGTTGAATCCTCTGTAGATTTTGAGATTTCTGGGTATGATTCAATTACCCTTGAAATTTTGGAATGGTGCATCCAAGGCCGTAGAGCTAGAGTAGAACAAGTTGAATTCGGCCAACGTATTCAATTTAACAAAGCAGACTTGCTCTCCTATACGCACGAATCGAAACGCGACCCGGTTTCCGGTCAGCTTTCCAAGGATTCCGTTTCGTTTTCCGTCGATAATTCCAAGCAGCGTTGGAACCCGGTAAACCCGGGAGGTCTTTATCAATATCTCTACGAACGTCAAGAGATTTTTGTTCAGTATGGCATGGACATGGGAAATTCAATCGAATGGATTGATGGAGGGAAGTTCTTTCTTTCCGGATGGACAATCCCAGCAAATGGCATAATAGCATCGTTTGACGCCAGGGATGCTCTGTCATTCCTCCAGGATTCTATTTATACCGGGCACACAAGCGGAACGCTTTACCAGATGTGCTTTGATGCATTGGAACTTCTGGATGTTTCCGGGATATCTTACGAAATTTCGGAAGAATTAAAGAACTATTCTTCCGACATTTCCTCCGATGCTTCCTCTTATAAAAACGCAGACGTTCTTCAGCTTGCTGCAAACGCAGCCGGGATGGCTCTTTACCAATCCAGAGATGGGGTCATTCACATTGAACGTGTTCCTCTTGTTCCAGTCACGAGGTCTGGTATTGAGGAAATATCGCTCTTGAATAGCTTTAAATACCCAGAAATAACGTTTTCGACAAAAATAAAAAACGTATCGTGTAAGGTTGGCGGCGAATCCGTTTTTTATCCAGCCGGAGCTAGTGGGAACGGAGCGACCCAAAGCATCAATAATCCGCTTGTATCAAAATCTGTATCTTCTAGCGCAAAAAATGCGTTGACCGAAACATACGCACTTCTTTCTAACAGAAGAAAGGTAAACCTGGAATTTCGTGCAAGCCCTCATATTGATGCGTTGTCTTTTGTTAGAGCAAACCATCAGTTTGGATATGCATCGAACGTTCTCGTTACGGATGCCAAGTATACCTTTAACGGATGTTTTAAAGGTACGATGGAAGGATATATGGTGGAAAGTGCGAGTGCCCTTAGACTTGATAAGGACTTCGTTTTTGTGGCTCCTGGAGAGACCGTTCGTTTAACCGCAACGCTTGTCCCTTCCTCAGAGGATTCCCCAGCAATCGGATGGGAAGCATCTCCTCCCGGCGTTGTTTCCATTTCCGTGGTTTCCAACAAAGGCGGCGTTTCTACTTGCGACATTTCTTTTGTTTCCAGTGGAGATGCCGTAGTCACAGCCTTCGTATCTTCCGTATCTGCAAAGTGTACCGTTATCAGTCAAGCTCCGTCTTTGTCGGATATGCCGGAAGGATCGTCTGTTTACATTCAAGAAAGTGGTGCGGATGTAGAGTTTGTTGTCGCAAAACATGGGTATGAGCCTGGTTTAAATGGTCTGGGGAGAACACTTCTTATCAGGAAAGAACCTCTTGCTGAAACAGTGTGGAACCAGACGCACGTCAATACATACGACGGAAGCTCCATCGACAGGCTGTTGAAGGGAGATTACGCAAACAGATTTAGCGACACCGTCAAGTCCGCAATGGGGCTTACCTCTTTCTATTACACGGTAGGCGGTAGCACTACGGAAATCAGAACGCTTTCTCGCAGTGTTTTTCTCCCGTCTATTTATGAGATGTTTGACCCGGAAGACAAAAACGCAGATGTTTATGTAAATGGCAGTAACCCGTTTTTTAAAAAAGAAGGTTCTGTACTACCAAAGCAAACCCGAAATGTTTTTGTTCAGTCTTATGATGATTCCGTCAATCGTCTTATCCACAGATGGTCACGCTCCCCTGCATGGCGAGATTATTCTGGGAATCCCATTCAAGGCCAGCTTGTTGGAACATACAGTCTCGGAACAAATAATGGAGGCAAGACGTTTTTCTATTCAGAATCGTATAACGCGTGGAGTTCCAATAAATTCAGCCCTGCTTTCACGCTTCCGTCCACGACTAAAGTCGGCAACGGCAAAAAGATTTTGCTTTAAGGAGGGACTATGGCGATTTGGATTACAGACAGAAGCCAAGACGATGTTGACCGCCTAAAGTTCATTTACGGTAAAGCCGTGAATGGGACCTGGACGGATGAGGAAAAAGCGGAGTGGCTTTCCGGTATGAAGGGAGCTCTTGACTACAGAGATTTTTCGAGAATAGAAACCGGCATATCCGAGCTTGCTTCACTTCTTGGTGCGGACGTAGATGTCAAGACGGACTGGGACATAAACGGGTATCTTACCACGTCAGATGCCACTAGGTGGCTGTCGAATATCGAATCTATTCGTTCTAAAAACTCAGGAGACGCCAAAACTGCGCCGACGCCTACGTCTATGGATAGGCTCGGATTCGAGACAATAAACCAACTTGAAAGCATTTTGTCAGACATAGAATCAATCGCCAAAACTTACGTTACTTTTTCTGGCGAATACATGACTGGGGAGGGTCAATATGGTTTTTGAAGACCGCATCTCAAAATATCCTGGCAGGTGGACGTTAGTCCGTGAGGATGGGTCGTCTGAAGTTGTAACGCTCGTCCGAAACGACGAACCCATAAAGGACGGCACACCGATCAACGCATCCACTTTAAATGAGCTGAGTACAGTTGCAGGTGCCATCAACGCAAAAGAGGAAGCCGTTTCTGCGGCAAATTCCGCTGCGGAAGAACGTGCAAAAGCAGAACAGGCTGCAAAAAATGCCGCAAAAGATGTTTCTGCAATTGTAAAAGCAGACTCTGAAAATGCAGCTTTGTCTGCTGCTGCTGCCAAGACAAGCGAAACCAATTCAAAGCGTTCGGAATCTCAGTCTGCTACTTATTTGCAGGGCACAAAAGAATACTTTGAGCAGGTCCGCACCATCACCATCGGTGCACAGGGGTGGTACGCCACGCCGGAAGCTCTGAAAGCCGCTGTTCCCATAGGCGAAAATGGCTGGTGGGCAGTCGTTGGTACTACGGACACCATTTGGACGTGGGACAATGATACAAAATCGTGGAAAGACAGTATTCAAAAGGCCGATCTTTCCGACTACTACACCAAAGCCCAGGCCGACGCCAAATTCGGCACGCCGTACAGCCTGCCCGCAGCTACGGTCAGCACGCTGGGCGGCGTGAAGGTGGGCGACTATCTGGACATCGCCCCGGACGGCACCCTCAGCGCCAAAACGCTCAATGACAAGATTGCTGCCGCCGTGGCGGTAAAGTCGGAGCCCCGGCTGGTGTGGAATCACTACGAAGAAACCGGAAAAAGGTGGAAGACCTACGATATCAAAATGCCAGACGGTCTGGACTACGTGCACGTCAAGACGAAATATAACAGCCCTACCGGCGGGTACGGCGAGGAAGTAGACATTGCAAAAGGCGGCACCGCCAATCATAACTACGGAAATGGCACTGGAATTTTCGCATCCAACACGACTTTCCGGACAGACGGGACCCTGCACTTTGCAACAGAAACGTCGACCGGCGGCTACACCGTAGAGATCTGGCTCACCGGCTACCACTATCCCACCCTTGCCGAACTGCTGACCGAGACCCAGGCCGCGCAGGCGGACACGGATGCCCTGGCGGTAGATCATGAATACCGCGTCGCCCTGCTGGAACTGGGGATGACCGACGACACCACCACTGACACCACCACATAAGGAGGTAAAAACTATGTTGTATCGTATCTGTAAACGCCTGATCGAGCGCGGACAGACCGCTGGTCTTGCGGACAAGCTGGACGTTTTCTACGCCATTGGCCGCATCACCGATGCCGAGTATAAGGAGCTGATCGAGCTGCTGGAGGACAAGACCGGCAATAAGAACAAGGAGGCTTAAATGAGTAAAACAATCATGGACGTTTCCCGCTGGCAGGGCAACATCGACTGGGACAAGGTCAAGGCCAGCGGAAAAATTGACGGCGTGATGCTGCGGGCAATGGGCAACAGCAAGACAGGCGCACCCAGCAAGCCGTATCTTGACCCGACCTTTGAGCGCAACTATGCAGAGTGCACTCGGCTTGGCATCCCGGTAGGCGTGTATGGCTATTTCAAGGCCGTCAGCCGGGCAGAAGCTGACAAGGAGCTGGCCCTGCTGAAAAGCGCCCTGATCGGCAAGACGCTGCGCCTGCCGGTGGCTGTGGACATCGAGGACGCGCTGCCCGCGAAACTTAGCAAAGAGGTGCTGACAGACCTGACCGCTTACGAGCTAAAAACGGTGCAGGACTGGGGATTTTACTCTATCTTGTACACCTACCTGAGCTATGCAGACAAGCACCTTTACATGACCGGCGCGGCGCTCAAGCCCTATGATGTGTGGCTGGCTGCCTACCGTAGCCAGAAGCCCGCCACGGTATACCCCTATGGGATGTGGCAGCATACCAGCTCCGGCAGCGTTCCGGGCGTTGCAGGCAATGTTGACCTGTCCATTGCCTACAAGGACTATACCAGTATCATTTGCAAGAAGGGCCTGACCCGTCTCCGGGAGGGCAAATGACCGAAAAAGAAGCTCTACTGTGGGTGCTGGGCATCCTGGGCAGCCTGTGCGCTGCGGTCATCACCATCGACAAGGTGCTGGACATCATCCACAAGTACGTCAAAAATGCACAGGCCCCCGACGATGCGCAGAACAAGCGAATGGATGCGTTCGACAAAAGACTTGGTGTGCTGGAACAGGGGCAGCTTCAACACACACAAGCCCTTGCAAGAGACCTGCGCCGATTTGACGGCCTCGATGAAGAAATGCGTCTCGTACTCGTTGGCGTACAAAATCTTTTGGATTCGCAGCTGTCCGGCAACAACCGCGAAGGTATGCAAAAAAGCAAATCCGATATTAACAACTACCTGCTGAAAGGAGTAACAAATCATGGAAGCAATGCTTAATTTCATCCCAGCCCCCGTCGCAATCGTTCTTATCATCGTCGGCTTTGTGGCTCTGGCAGTCGGCGCTATCCGCATGGGCTATAAGCAGCTGGTCAAAGATCTGGCCTATGACCTCGTGTGCAAGGCCGAGGACAGCATCATGGGCAGCGGCCAGGGCGCAAAGAAAAAGAAGCAGGTCTTTGACGCCCTGCGTGCGGCCTGCCCTGCATGGCTGAAGCCTATCATCACGGATGAAGTGCTTGACGCGGTGATTGAAAAGGCCGTGAGCCTGATGAAGAAGGCATTGGCAGAAAAGAAGCCTACCATCAACAAGGAGTAATTTATGATCGAGCTAAGCGTATCTCTCGCATCCAATGGCGTTGTCAAAGTGCCCGGCTATGAGCAGATGGTGCGCTTTGGCTACACCAAAAACCGGGGCGTGTACCGGCTGACCGTCACTGCTTCCGGCGAGTGGGAGGGCCTGACCATCCGGGCGTTCTGGCACGTCCCGGACGGCAAGGACCCGGCGTCCTCGCTGGTGGTGGACGGCTATGTGGCCGTGCCTGCCAGCGTGACCGCACAATCCGGCAACGGCTGTGTGACCTTCGAGGGCAGCGATGGTACCCGCACCGTGACAAGTGCAGATCTGCGCTACCGTGTGGCTGCCAACTCCGGCACGGAGGACGGCAGCATGCCGGAGCCCGGCACACCTGCCTGGCAGGAGCTGGTGGGGGCCGTGCACACCGATGCCGCCGCCGCAGAGCAGGCTAAGACCGATGCCCAGACCGCCGCCAGTGAAGCAGCCACCAGTGCTGGCAATGCAGCCCAGAGCGCTCAGAAAGCCGCTGACAGCCTGCAGGAGCTGAAGAACGGCATTGCAAGCGGTGACTTCAAAGGCGACAAGGGCGACACCGGCCCCATCGGCCCGGTTGGCCCGCAGGGTGAGCAAGGCCCTCAAGGCCCCACAGGCGATACGGGTGCCACTGGCCCGCAGGGTGAAACTGGCCCTCGTGGTGAACAGGGGCCGCAGGGCGAGAAGGGCGAGACCGGCCCGCAAGGCCCTAAAGGCGACGTTGGCCCGGCAGGTGCAGACGGCAAAGATGGCACACAAATTGATGACACCACCGTGGGGCCCGACGCATGGAGCAGCAAGCACATCGTGGATATGCTCTGCCCGCCCCTTGAGGAGACCGGGAACCCGGTGCAGTGCTACCCTTTGGCAGCCTATCCGCTTGGGGTGGTGACCAGTTGGGAGCCAACGCAGCAGGGCGAAGGAACGCCGTACCCGGCAGGCGGCGGACCTAACCTGCTGGATATATCTCAATGTACGGCTACAGTAGGTAAGCCTTATGGTGTGACTATAACGATTGATGGCGATGTATTTAAGGTTAGCGGTGTGCCGTCAAGCGAGGTGACGGAGGAGGGCCAATACTCGTTTGCCGTTGCCTCGTGCACTCAAACCGAACTGCGCGGGAAGGGCTATAAAATCACCCCGTTTGCGTTAAAGGGGGATGTATCATCTGCGTGGGGACTGCGCACAGAAGATGAAGATAGCCTTTCTATAGCCGCCAAGCTGACACCCGGCGTGAATACCGACATACAGCTTAGGCTGATGGTGTCCAAGGATATACCAGCCGCCTATGCACCCTACGAGAACATCCGTCCCATCAAGGGACGTGACAGCATCACAGTGACAAGGTGCGGGGATAATCTGCTAAATCCGTCGCTGTTCCAAAATAATAAATATCAGAATTTCAATGCCGCAACCAATTATTATGAGATATCAAATTCAAGTAATTATTGGATATCAGGCATTCAACCGTGCTCACCGAATACAACCTATCGCTTTAATAAAAACGTAGAAGGCGGTTGCTTTTATGATGAAAAAAAGAATGTAATCGGTATTGTCGGATTTGAGCTTACGTTTAAAACGCCAGCAAAATGCGCGTATTACTGTGTCAATTTTTCATCAGGGTCAGTACCCTATGGCACGCCAGTCATTGCAACAGTAGGTGAATCCACCACCTACGCCCCTTACACCGGCCAAACCGCCACCCTGACCCTACCCCACACCATCTACGGAGGCGAGGTGGATGCGGTGACGGGAGAGGGGCAGGAGACGTGGAAACTGGTGACGTTAGATGGGACGGAAAAATGGAGCACATGGGGACTCAATGCTAACAACCCTGCTGCTACAGGATTTTATACATACGACATTAACGATTATGATCACATAAACGTAAAAGGCATTTGCAGCCATTTACCGGCAACGGCCAAAGATGTGTGGGGTGGGAGAAATGTTGGAATTGGCTTTGCTACAGTAGGAATGTCGTACTATTTTATGTACTGCGTGCCGAATAGCTTGCTGCCCGATATATCAGCGGGACATGAAGTTGCTTCGTTGAAAGCCTACCTTGCCGCCCAGTACGCCGCCGGAACCCCTGTCCAAATCGCTTACAAGCTGGCAGAGCCTGTGCCCTTCACCGCAACCGGCGCACAGCCTATCTCTTCTCTGAGCGGCGTGAACACCCTGATGACCGACGCGGACAGTGTAACCGTTACCGGCAGAGCTGACCCCATCAAGCGCATCACTGACCTTGAGGATGCTGTGGCATCAATGACCAACACATAAGGAGGTACATATGGCAATTAAAAGCAAAGCCCGACACGACCTGACCCTGCGCTCCATCAAGCGGGAAATTGCAGCAGGACGCGATGTTGCGTTCTGGCTGGATAAAGCATATATGCACTACGACAACGGACTGCTGACGGAGGACGACATCGCAGAGGTGGAAGCCCTTGCCCAGGCGTACTACGACGCTCTGGACGCGGAGGACAAGGCGAACACTGAGGAAATCACGCAGTAAGGAGGATATCATGAACGCAGTAAATATCGAAGATTTGCTCGATTTGATTGAAGCCATGAAACGCGTATCTGCGGATGAAATCATCGCTGCATCAAAAGAGAACAATGAGCTGGAGCGCATCGCACACATCGCAACGGAAGCAACTTATAATGCCGTTATCGAAAAGTTGGAAAGCCTCCGCGTGTACGCAGTAACCGTTTTGGATAGCAAGGAGTAATACCATGAGCAGCACTACATACGACGATTTTGTTGACCTCAACAAAATCGCACAAGAGCAATTTCGGCACGTCACGAAACTGGTGACAAAACGTCACCAGTTTGCCGTGCTTGGCACTATGGTGCGTAACGCCGGACAGCTCCCGCAGCCCTTCTGGCTCGGTGCTGCTCGTGGCGGCGGCTCGCGTAGTGCTGCCCGCTGCGCTGCAAGGACTTGACCGGCAGCAGATGACCGCCGCCATCAAAAGCGCACCGCTTGGGAGGGTAGACCGTAAGATAGCCTTACTGCGGTACGTGGAGCGGCTCCCGCTGCCGGACATTGCAGCACAGACACATTACAGCCGGACGGCGGTAGGCTACCGGCTGAAAGGCATTGAAAAAATTCTGGACAAAATGCCGAATGTGTGATATACTGTTTATACCGTCCGAAGTAGAGTACACACACTTCGGAGAAATGTGTACAGAGAGCCAGCGGAAGAACGTTTACCCGCTGGCTTTTCTTTTTGCACGATTTGTGGTATAATAATCTCAACAAATCCACCCGGCCTCTAGAAGAAGCACAAGAGGGTGGATATTTAAAAGGCTACGGCCTTTGTAGAGAGCGGCATTGCCTGTGAGCAGTTCCGCTCTTGATTTTTTGCAAGTAAAACGTTCAAACTTTCTATTTTGCATCATTTTGTATAAGTATATTTATATCTTTAAGCGCCCACACGGAAAAATCCGCATGAGCGCTTTTCTTTTTTTGCTTAAAATAATCAAGCTCTAATCAAGATTTAATCAAGCTCTAGTCAAGCTTTTTGCCCTTCGTTGTACCTTCGTTGTCTCTCGTTTTTTGCCAGTGCGGTACACTGAGCGCAATAGGAGGGATGTATTATGAGCTATTACCAGACACCCGGAGCGCCCTACGTTCCACAGCAGCCAGTCAACCCTTACGGCGGCATGAGCACAGTTGGGCTTGCCACTCCCCTACCCAACACGCAGATGCAACAGGCACAGCCGCAGCGTCCGCAGCCGATGAATGGGCAGCAGCCTGTTCAGCAGTCGGTACAGGACGGCGGCTGGTTGCTTGGCAGACCTGTTTCTAGCAGGGAAGAATTTTTGGCAATACCGTCTGACCTGTATGGCAGACCGACCTACTGCCCCGACCTGCGGAGTGGCGTGATCTACTGCAAGCGGCTGAACCCGGACACCTGTGAATCCTATGTGCAGGAGTTTTACAGCCCGGAAGCATGGCGGCAGATACAAGCGCAACAGGCACAGCAGACCGCTGCACCGACACAGCAGTATGTGCCTGTTGAAGAGTATAACGCCCTCGTCCACAGGCTGGATGAACTGGAAAAGTGGCAGAAAAGCTTTTCTAAGCCCACTGCCGCAGCGAAGAAAGGAGAATAACTATGCCCTCTCCGTTTGATATGATTACGCACAGCCCCATCATGCAGCTTGCAAATTTGGCTCGTGCCGGACAGAACCCGATGGGGCTTATCCAGCAGTTGAGCGGGCAAAACGCCCCTATCATGCAGGGCTTGAACCTGATTCAGGGCAAAAACGAAACGCAGCTCAGGACGATGGCGCAGAACCTCGCCAAAGAGCGTGGTATCGACTTGAACCAGCTTGCAAGCGTCCTGAATTTGACGCTTCCGAAGTGAGGAGGCTTTACAATGGATGATTTTGAAAACAGCCATTCCAAAAAAGATTTTGACATCAACAATCTGTGTAGCGATGACAAAATATGGATTCCTTTAATGCTTGGCTTGATTTTCGGTGCTGCTAGCAAAAATTGGGATGACCCGAAAGATAAAAAAGACAATCCTCCGAGCTAACTTGATAATCCTAAAATAAGCATCCCTCTAAGCGAAACGCTTCTCAGTTTTGCGGACTTGATAAAAACCGCTTTTATCTGGCTTCGCCCATCGCACACGGCGGTGGGATAGCATAACGCAAAACTGAAAGGAGTTTTGTTATGGACGATTTTGCAACTGGCTATCTGGCTGGGCAGGACGGCGGTAATAACAACGGCGGTTTCTTCGGCAACGAAGGGCTGTGGGCGGTTATCATCCTCGCCATCATCTTCGGCTGGGGCACAAACGGTTACGGTCGGAACGGTGGTGACAACGGCATGAACAGTTACATCCCCTATCTGGTGGGCACCGGCGCAACCGGTCAGGGCGGCGCAGATACTCGTGCGGCTTTGTCTGAGGGCTTCTACCAGCAGGACACTTCCCGTTCTCTGGCTGGCATCCAGAGCGGTATCTGCTCTCTGGGCTATGACCAGCTCGCACAGATGAACACCCTCAACGCTGCCGTTGCCGGCGGCTTTGCTGGTACTAATCAGGCGATCTGTCAGCTTGGCTACCAGAACGCACAGCTCGTGAACGGTCTGGAACGCAGCGTGTCCAACGGCGACAACGCTATCAACCTTGCCATTATGCAGGAGGGCAACGCACGGCAGGCTGGTCAGACCGCACTTGCCACGCAGCTGGCATCTTGCTGCTGCGAGAACAAGCAGTTGATCGGCGACCTGAAGTACACCATCGCAACGGAGGACTGCGCTACCCGGCAGGCTATCGCAGACAACGCCCGCGCCATCGTGGACAACTGCAACGCCAACTTCCGCAGCATGATGGACTACTTCACGCAGGATAAGATCGCCACTCTGACTGCTGAGAACCAGAGCCTGAAGTTCGCCGCTTCTCAGGATCGTCAGAATGCGCTTCTGACCACTGTGATGTCCCAGCAGACCGATACCATCCTGAACCGGGTCAATCCTCGTCCGATTCCCGCTTATCAGGTGGCAAACCCCAACGTGGGCGTGAACTGCTGCGGCTGCTGCTAACCTACACACTCCCCGATAACACCGGGTGAACCATCGGGGCAGGGGTAATACACCTCTGCCCCTGATTTTTTAGGAGGAAAATACTATGGCTTGCAAAACAAGCTGCAAACTCTGCCCGCACTTGGTCATCAGCCAGGCGGTCACGTTCGCCGACGATACTCTGACCATCAACATCCCTGCTGGCGCATACCAGAACGGCGAAAAGTATTGCATTGTCGTTGCTCAGAGCTTGCCGGACACGACCACCATCAATGCCCCTGTGGTTATTACCATAGGTGCAGGCACGACCGCATACCCTCTGACCGACTGCAACTGCGCTCAGGCAACCGCTGAGAGCATCCACACTCGCACCCGCTATGCTACCCGCGTTGCAACGTCTGCGACCGGCACAGGCACGTTCAAGTATCTTGGCTGCTTCTGCCGTTCACACGCTGGTGCGCCCGCGTCTATTTCTTGAGGAGGTGTAGATTATGGGCAAGACTAATTTTCGCCGCATGATGATGCTTCGTGACCACGACAAAGACCGTGATCCGGAACGTGACCGCCTTGAGGAAGAGCGCGACCGCAGGGAACGTGAGCTGGAACGCCGTCTGCGCAAGCTGGAAGACGGCAATGACCGCTATCCTTACTATCCGCAAGAGGAAAACCGCTACATCGACCCCTACCCTATCCCCCGCTACCCTGACGTAGAGTATGGGCGCAAGATGCCGCAGATTGGCTTCTCGCAGAACGGAGACTGGGATAAGCGGTCTGGACAGTACGAACGTGGCGGTGCGGACAGCCGCTCCATCAAGATGCCGCGCAAACATCTCACCCACGATGAAGCGGAGGAATGGTGCGACAGCATGGTGAACGCTGACGGCACGAAGGGCTGTCACTGGACGCTGGAACAGACACAGGACGTTGCCAAACAGCGCAACATCACCTGTGACCCGAACGATTTCTGGGCTGTGATGAACATGATGTACTCGGATTATTGTCAGGTCGCAAAGCGTCAATCCGTTGACACTCCGGGCTTCTACGCTGACATGGCAAAGGCGTTCCTTGAGGACGCAGATGCCGCAGATGGCAAGGCATATCTCTACTGGGATTGCATTGCTGATAAGTAAAACAAACCCCTGCGCGGTCATTGTGACTACACAGGGGCTATTTTATTTCCCAAGCACAGATTTTTCTTTTATATCAAATAAATCTTATAGATGGAATATAAGGCTCTTATCGAGTTCCACCACGTTGACAACGGAGAACTTTCCGGGAACTTCTCGCTCAACTCTTGCTTTTGCTTCCTCCTTGCTGTTTGCAAACAAAACGAGCGGAGTTTGAAGGCGCCCGCATTTTTTATCATCATCGTACTGGATTCCGGCCCAATAGAAATTTTCCATATATTGCCCCTTTGTTATTTCAATATTTTACAGGAGGTTCAGACAACGACATCCAATATGTAACATTGTGCAATTTTCCGCTTTTATCTCGCCATTCTCCAAAATCCTGCTTGTATCCAACAATCTCAACGTCAAAATCTTCTTGGCTAAATCAAATAACATAGATTATTCTTCTTTGATGTGTGTTAGCGTATAAAACGGAATAAACCGTTTCCAGCTATGGCAGTGTCTAGGATAACACCGAATAAGATACCAATCTCCAAAAAGGTGGAAGGTTGTGTAGTATTTTGCGATTCTTGTAACTTGCTCTTGTTTCGTCATATTAATTCCTCGGCATATCTGTGTAGTAGAGCTCCATATCTGCCTTGTACATATCAAGTTGCCTTTTACTATCCACAAGCGTGTTAAAACTAAATCCCGCTGCAAAAGATACGGCGATGGACAAAATCAAGTATGCTGCAACCCATTTACCAGCAAAGATAAACGGAATTTGAACTACTACAGCAAAAGCATCGAACAAAAGAACGCAAACTCCGTGTTTGATCATTTTCTGCAAACGGCTAATACTTTCTTCGTAAAATTCCTTCGACCTCATCATACGTCAATCCTCCAAGAAATTCTCTAAAAAAATTTCTCCGTCTGCCGCAGCAGCAGCCAGAGCGTACACATACTGCCCTATCGTCATCCCATGTCGCCTTGCTTCACGGTTGATGTACTTGCGTTCCTCCTCGCTCATAAGGATGGTAATGCGCTTAGAACGCTTGCCGTCACCGCTTGCCACACCCTGATGCGATTCCGGCATCGGAATTTTTTTCTTTGTCAAACCGGCTTCAGCCAGTGCGCCGGGAATATTGCCTTGTTCAATCAGCCGTTTTGTTTCCCTTGCCTGTTTCAGTTTCTTCGGCTTGCCTTCGCCTAACACGGCATCACTTGGCTGTCTTTCGCTATCTTTGGCTTGCTTTGGCTTAATACTGCTTAATTCAGCTTCACTAGGCTGTGCATGGCTGTCTGCGGCTTCACTGGGCTTAATCAGTGCTTGTTCGGCTTTGTTCGGCTTTGCTTGGCTTACTTCTTCTTCCTTTGGCTTGCTTCGGCTTAATGTCTGCTCCGAAAAAACAGGCTGGAAGTCAAACCCGCCCAACAAACCTGTGGATTTTTTGCTGGTTGATTTCATTCTGTTTCCTCCATCCGTGCGCCGCAATTTGGACAGTAGCGGTAAAGTTCCGGTGCAGCAGATGCTTGACTAGGGAACTTACAGTTAGAACATACCCAAAAAGCATCATCTAAGCAAATACTTTCTGTCCAATGGCCGACAGGTCGCAAAGAATCTGTATCGTCTTTCAATTCTCTTAATCTTTTAAGCGCGTCCTCTAAAGCAGGATTATCGCCTTCTTCAAGAAGCCTGTTGCGATAATATTCCATCAAAGGAGCAACGTCCACAATCTTCTTACTCATTTTTTATCTCCCTCCACAATCATCTTCGCCAACGCCCTGAAATCCTCTGCGCTGGTACTCTTTGCCGTGTCACCACTAAACAGGCTGTGCCGCTCTGCTTGCGCCTTACGAACGCCCATAGACGGTCTAATCTTCACGTCCAGCAGGGTTGTGCCCATGCTCTGTGCAATCACAGGAAGCTGCTCCACAACCTCTTTGGACAGGTTCTCACGGCTCTTGTACTGGTTCAGAAGCAGACCTTCAATCTTCAAAGTCGGGTTGAAGTATCTGCGAACGTCACCAATGGTCTGCGAAAGTTGGCTCAAACCAGCCAGTGCGTATCGGTCTGCTGTGATGGGCACGATGATGCTGTTGGCTGCGATCAGTGCGTTCACAAGCGCAAGACCAAGCTGCGGGGGAGTGTCCAGAACAATGTAATCGTACCGTTCTGACACGGATTCCAGCGCTTCACGCAGCCGGAAGTTCTTGCCAATGTCTCGGACAAGCTGCTCGTCAATGTCCTTCATTGCATTGTCAGACGGCAGAATGTCACCTGCTTCACAGTGCTGGATTCCTTCTTCTACCGTGCCCTGCCGGGTCATTACATCGAACAGGGTACACACGTCCTCTGTCTGTGCACCGTAAGTGTCCGTTGCGTTGCACTGGGCATCGCAGTCCACCAGCAACACCTTTTTGCCAAGCAACTGCAATGCACCCGCCAGACAGGTGCTTGTGGTGGTCTTTCCTGTGCCGCCCTTCTGGTTGGCGACAGCTATAATTTTTGCCATTTTATCACTCTTTCTTTATTGCTTTGCGGGTTTTGGCTTCGGCATCCAATGAGTTATATGTGAATCCTCTTCTTCAAAATAATAGAATCCATCTTCTGAACAATAATATGCCACTGCGTTTTTGTATTCATCGCTACTAAGATAAAAAATGTTTCTTTTCCTGTCATAAACAGCAGTTCCAACTTCTTCAAGCGGATAAGTATCCACATCTGTGATTGATACAAGAACTGTCTCGTCTCCCTCTTCTGTGTACGGTAGAGCGTCTTTCACACTTATCCACGCCGGATATGTGTCAGGAACATTAAAGCTATCTGCGTCAATAGAATCAAGACAAGTCCCGATACCACAAAGATATTCGCTATCATTTTTGCGGTGGAGCGCTTCCACTTCGTTGTAATGGTTTTGCAGATAATCTCTTAGCTTGTCTGCATCAATCAGTCTCATACCTTCTCCTTTCTGCATAATGTGCTGCATCTGACTGCTCTTGCAACGCTTCAATGGAATAGAACGCTGGCATATATCTGTCTACAATACCTGCCTTATCCACACTTCTAATCAGATAGCCAACAGGTTTGTCGGGAAACGGTGTTCTGCTCAAGGACAAGATGTCCTTATACGCAGCCTTTACCGTGTCGTAAACCGCTTCTCTGCGTCTCGGCAACTTGATTTCAGGATGCTCTTTCTTCATCCACTTCTCAACCACTTTTGCCACGTCAACGCAGTCTTGCTTTTCCAGCTCGTCACACATAGACCAGTCAAAGTCCTCGTATCCGCTTCTGCGGGGCTTTCTGGCGGCTTTTTGAGGTTCAACCGATACTTCGCTTGCCTGAGCTTCAATCAGCGTCTCAGACGCTTTAATTTTGGGCTTAAACTTGACTGCCACAGCTTTTCGTGCTACAAGAATCGGTTCATAAGTCACCACGATGTCAGACACGGCATTGATTTCATCTACTGCAACGTCAAGCACTCGTTTGCGAAGGTTTTTGTAAACATCGTAGCTCGCTTCCATCGCACCGAGCTGTTCTCTCAGCTTTTTCAGACTGATTTCATGCGGCTTGCTATCCATGTTCAGCCAGTCCCGAAGAATCGAATAAAGCAGGATGCTGTACTGAGACTTCATTCGTGACGTGTAACGCAGCCGATACCGAACGTACCCGCTTTCGGCAATATCAAAAAAGATGGGGCGAAGGTCAGGGTTGCAAGTGATTGCCACAACATAAGACCTTGTTTCTGGCACATAGTCCAGCTTTGCCCTTGTGAAAAGGACAAAGCTCTCAAACGTCCCCTTCTCTTTGTCAATGGGAATCGACACAGTATTGCCCAGAAAGTGCTTGATCTGTGGCTCAATCCTTCGTGCATCAAGGCTTTTCAGTCCGAGCAGGTCTCTGTACTCTGCCAACGAAAACTCCACACGGCTGCTGTTTGGGTCTCTTGGATTTATTCTTGACAAGTAAACCTCTAGCAACCGAAGCTCGCCTGCCGTGTAGTCCCTGAACTTTGCCCACACAAGGGATTTGCTTTTTTCAACAAGGTTGTTGTCGGATATTTTTGGCATCCGTTCACCTCCTTTATCAGTCTAAAAACAGTATAGCACAGGTAGGGGGACAAGTCAACACTTTTCGTCCCCCATGACTTGTCTTTTTGTCCCCCATAGGGTCGTCAAAACGTCCCCCATGCTTTGTCATTTTGTCCCCCATGCTTTGTCATTTTGTCCCCCATATACCTATTATATATTAAACAAGAAATAAACAAGAGGTTAAATATCATCGTTAAATAGGCGATGACGATAATTTTCAACAATTTCTTTGTTTTTCCATTCCAGCTTGTGGATAACTCAACCTTTCATTTGCTGAATAAAGTCCTCCCGGTAATGATTAGTCTTATCTAACGTGTATAAAAGGTGGATGAAAAACTTTTAAGCCGGTGTTATGGGGGACGGATTGACGAGCCGATTAAATGCAAGTTACATATTATCGCTACTACGTTATTTATTCCGCGCAAATGTTGTCGATTCATAGCCTATGGGGGACAGATTGACAAGGCGAATTTGCCCGATAGGTGTACAAAAAGTGGATGAACGTGGACAAAATGTTCTTCAAAAACTGCGATAATTCGACAATCAACCACTTATATTATTCGGATTCACGGTATAAGAATCGTTGGACTTCATAGCGGCTTCCGTCCCGGCGTCTTGCGCCTGATAGAGAATCTCCATCTTCGGGGCGGTTCCGTTCGGGTCTGGGTCTGTTCCGGTAGCCTGTGCTATCTCATAGCTGCCCGATACCATCCGGCAGACAGTGACCCTGTCCTTCAACGGCGTATGGAGGTTTGCCAGAATCTCCGTCAACACGCCGATGTGGTCTGAGCCGTGATCTCCGTACCGAATGTACAACAAGGCATCTATCTCATAGGAAGAACATTCTATCATGGCATCTATGAGAGTCTTGCGCTTTTCCATGTCGGAAAGGTCGTCTTCCAGATGTTCCAGCAGCCCCGGATGAATGCAAGCGTCCATGTATCGAGCCACCGATACGCCGCAGCAGGTGAACCAGCGCATAGCCATTGGCAGGGAGATGGCTGCCAGACCTTGCTCCCAGTTGGCAATCGTGCCACGATTCACGCCCATTCGTGCGGCTAATTTCTGCTGGCTTAAGCCGGAACGTATCCGTGCCATCTCTAATGCTTTGGCCGTTCTTACCAAATATTCATCCATAAATTCCCACCCTTTCAACAAAATCCGGCAAAACTGCTGGATTCGACAAGCCAAAAAATGGAAAAAGCTGCTATGGAGAACCAACAGCAGCCTGTGTTATAACTGTAACATCGAAAAAATAATCAAGCAGGAGGTAACAACATGATTATCATTGACGGGATGCCCGCATCTGAACCTACCGAAAGCAGAACGCCAAAGCCGTGGGAGGGCTAGTCTATGAACCAAATCGACACCATGCTTATACCCTATGCCCGCCAGACCGCCTTAAAGCTGGTCTACAACCTTGCAAACAGCAATGCCGATAAGTTTGCTTACGAAGAAGCAAAAGCTGTCCTAGAGCGTGCCGTAGCCGCCTTAGATAATGGATGTGACCCGGCAGAGAACATCGAAAAAATTAACGGGCAGTTCGTAGAACTGTGATTGGAGGAAAGATGGATAGGCGTTGTCCCTTTTGACTTGAACACTCGTGGCTTCCCCGATGTGAAGTAATGGATGCGAAGGAAACGATTGATTTTTGTGAAGTTGTTAAAAATACATTGACTTTACAACTAGAAGATGTATAATCGTATCAAATGAACATTCATTTTTACTGATTGGGAGGATATGCCACAATGAGTGAACAGGAAAGAGCCAAGATTGACCGATTTATTGCATGGCTGCTGGAACACCCTGAAAAGATTCCGGCAGCGGAGCAAGCCTTAGGCCTGAAATAACAGAAAAACCCCTTGCGCAGAGCTACACCAGCCCGGCACAAGGGGGTTTTATTTTACCGGGTCAGAACCATTTCTTTTTTCGGTTTCTACGGTAACGATATTTTCTGCTGTTGCCATATAGTACACGGTCATTGCCTTTTAACAAGGTCTGCATGAACCAAAAGAAAAAGGCGCAGCCGCACAACAAGTAATACACGGGCTTACCTCACATCTTCTCGATTAAGTTCATCAGAGCTTCACGCTGCTCCTTCGGCATAGACTCAAGCTTTCTTCTAATCCGCTCCACTGCTGCATCGACTTCACTTTGCGGCTGCTGGGGCGGGTTTTCTTTTTGGTTGCCAGTGAGTTCCTCAACCGTAACGCCAAGCGCGTTGGCTACTGGCAAAAGCATTTCATCTGGAAAATCCCTGTCGGTAGTCAGCATTTGAGAGATATAACCTCTGCTTTTTCCGATTTCTCTGCACACAAAGGATATATTGACACCCTTGTCGGCAGCGATTCTTTTGGCTCGCTCCACATTGCGCATAGAAAAAGACCTCTCTTTTTGTGCAAATAGCCAAATGTTTACATAATTGAAAATTGACTATTGAAAAATAGCCACTTGGCTAGTATAATATGAAGCACAGGGCAAACGAAAAACAAGACCCCTGACAAATCTATCGGGAAGTCGCTGGAAAATGTTCACTTTGTACTTCGCAACTACATAGTAGCATATTTTCTAGTAAAATGCAAGCCCAGAAAGGAGAATGGCTAGTGAATCTTTCTAAAATCGACGAGTTTCGCAAGTTGCATGGTCTGTCTCGTACTGACTTGGAAGCAGCCGCTGGTTTAAGCAACGGCGCACTGGGCAAGTGGGAACGCTCCGCAAATGGGCCAAGCATTCGACAGCTTGTGAAGGTTGCTGATTACTTCCGTGTGTCGGTAGACGCTTTGCTTGTGAGGGACAAGCAGTAAACCGTAAGAAAGGCAAGTGAAGTGGATGGAGATTAAGTACTGTGAGCGTTGTGGCCTGTATCTTGGCGTGGTCAGACCGACAAAAAAGTACTGTTCAGAATGCAAGCGCAAGGTTGACAAAGAGCGTGACAGGAAGCGCAAGAAGGTAGCATACAAACCGGAAAAGATGTTTCCGTCCATCGGAGAAGTTCAAGCGCTTGCGGACAAGCTGGGAAAGCATTACGGCGAGGTGTCGCAGATGCTCGCAGCAGGTGAACTGACTTATGAATGGTAAATACTACGGAAAGCGGGAAATCCGCTGGCACAGCCGTGAAAAAGAACGGCTGAAAAACATTCAAAAACGAAGGGAGAAAAATGAAAGCACTTGTGGAAATCGCCCTGATCTGGGGCATCGTTCTGGCGTTTATTCTTGCAGCGTTCCTTTTGAACCTGTGGCTGGTACATCTCGTTGAACTACTGGTCGGCGCAAAAGGAACATGGGGAATCATCGTGGCAGCCGCCGTAATGGCAACCGGATGGATTTTTAATTTTGGCAGCAAAAAGGAGAACCAATGAAAACTTTGAAAGGAACAGCATTGTCCATGATCGGTCTGGTCGTGGCAATTGCAGCAGTCGGGTGCGGTGACACGATTCAGGGCTGTCAGACCACCGCACAAATGTTCGGATGGGTGGCCGTGTCGTGTGCGCTTCTTGCAACGGCTATCGTCTTGTGCGCACTGGCAGTAAGTGCCGAAGAAGAAGAGCGAAGCGAACGCAAGCGCCGGAAAATCAAGCGTGTTGCCAACCACACCAACGAGTGGAGGGATGCACGATGAAATGCCCGTTATGCGGTAGTGACAACATTACAACGGTTGATAGCCGGTCTGACCACGATAGCATCGTTCGCCGTAAGAAGTGTATTTCCTGTAGCCATCGGTGGTCTACCATCGAAATTGACAAAGACCAGTGGTACAGTGCACTGCAAATCAAAGAGGAGCGCAAGAGAGGGAGACCCAAAGATGATTAACCTTGACAGATTCGGTGGCGTGACAGAGCCGGAGGACGGCGTGTATTTTATGACCAACGAGCAGATGGCAGAAGCGAAAGAAGCTGACCGGCTGGCAGCGATTGAGGACTTGCAGTCCGAGATTGATGACAGGGAAGCAGAGCTGAAAGACCTCCGTGCACAGTTGGCAGAACTGATGGCTGGTTGATTTTATACAGCCAAGTTAAGCCGAAGTGAGAACAATGAAGCCTAATGAAGCCAAAGAAAGGAAAGAAAAATGGCAGTATTAGTAATGGTTTATGGCCATTCCGGCAGCGGAAAATCCGCTTCGCTTCGGAACTTTGACCCGGAACAGGTTGCGGTTATCAACGTGCTTGGCAAGCCGCTTCCGTTCCGCAGCAACATGAAAACCTATATCACCAGCGACTACGGCAAGATTGATGCCGCAATCCATAGCACCAAGCGAAAGTCCATCGTCATTGACGATGCCACCTACCTTATGACCGGCGAGTTCATGCGGAACGCAAAGGTCGCTGGATACCAGAAGTTTACCGACATGGCAGCAAACTTCAACACCTTGCTGATGCGGGCAAAGGAACTGCCGGACGATGTGGTGGTCTACTTCTTCGGTCACAGCGAGCGTGACGGAGACGGTGGCGAGAAGTTTAAGACCATCGGCAAGCTGCTGGATGAAAAGGTCTGCGTGGAAGGGTATTTCACCATCGTTCTGAAAACAGTCGTACAGGATGGGAGATACCTGTTCAGCACTCGCAATGATGGGATGGACACCGTGAAAACCCCTCTGGGAATGTTCAACGATGCGCTGATCGAGAACGACCTCGCCGCCGTAGATCAGACCATCCGTGAGTATTACAACATCCCGGTTCAGCCGGATAACAAAGGAGAGTAACAGATGAAGAACATCAACTGGAATGACGTGCAGGAAGCCACAGAACGCCATGACCTGCCTGTTGGCGGCTATGTTGCCGGTATCTGCAAGGCGATTGACGAACCTGCAAAGGAGCGCCTGAACATCGAGTGGGAGGTCACAGAGGGTGAGTTCAAGGGTTACTGGCGTGAGCAGACCGCTTCCCTTATTGAGCGTGGCAAGCTGAATCCGGGCGAATGGGCATGGGGCGGCAAAACCATCAAGAGCTACAAAGAAAAGGCGCTGCCGTTCTTCAAGGGCTTTATCACCGCTGTGGAGCAGTCCAATCCCGGCTACAAGTTCAATAACGATGAAAAGACCCTGCGTGGTAAGCTGGTCGGCGTGGTTCTCCGTGAGGAGGAGTACATGGGTAACGATGGCAACGTCAAGACGAAGCTGGTCGTTGACCGCTTCACCAGCGTGGACAAGATTCGTTCCGGCGACTATGAGGTCAGAGCGAAGAAAACGCTGGCTGGTGGGGCTGGATCCGGCTACGTGCAGGGCGGGAACGATGACTTCTCCCTTATTGAAGAGCCGGATGGTTCGCTCCCTTTTGACTAACGGTTACGCTACCGGAACAAAAGACGAGAAAGGAATCGATGGAAGAACTTTGGAAAGACATTCCGGGATATGAGGGGCTTTATCAAGCATCGAATCTTGGAAGAATCAGAAGCGCACCGGGTAAAACAACATCTTCTGCAAGGTATAAAGTCAGAGTTTGGAAAACAAGAATTATTAAGCCGAAAACAGAAAGAAGATACAGAGACTCAAAAGGGAACGCAGATGAACGAGTTGAACTTTGGAAAAGCGGCTCTCATAAAACTATGTTGGTTTCAAGGCTTGTCGCTATGGCTTGGGTTGATGGATACGAACCAAATTTGACAGTAAACCATATTGATGGCAATCCGTCAAACAACATTCCCAAAAATTTGGAATGGGTGACTATTGGAGAAAACGTAAAGAAGGGCTTCCAAGAAGGCCTTTTTGAAAAGTGCTGTAAAGATGTCGCGCTCATATCTCCAACTGGCGAGATTCATTACTTTGGAACATTGAGAGCGGCTTCGAAATTTTTTGGAAAAAATAACGGCTATTTGAATAATCGCCAAAAGCGAAATTACAAGACCGGGATTGATTCAAACGGAAACCATTGGCTCATTAGAGACTGACCGCCTACCTTATATAAGAGCTGCGCTATCTGGCTGGACGGGCGTTTGGAAGATGATTACCTGTTGTCTCAACTGAACATCACGCTGCACAGCTTGCCACGACGCTTGCGAGAAGTACAAGGCAGAGAAGAAAGACTTCGAGGAACGCAAGGCATTCGTGCATGAGCTGAACCACAGCCAGAGCGTGTACCACCGCAACTACGAGGACAAGCACCGGGAACGTGACAAGAAGCGGTTTCTCGGAAGTGAATTTAGAGGTGAACGATAAATGGGAGCGTTTATTGCAAGACAGCCTAATGGCTTGCTGTGTCGGTTTTCTTCGGTTGTTGATTGCATTACCGACTACAACATGACGGAAGATGATTACATCGAAATGTGTGTCGAAAAGGCACGAGAAGAAGCAAGAGATGTTCTTGACCATTATATTGAGCCGTTTGAGATTGTTGACAGGTGTTTTTTCCCGAACAACATGACTACTGAAGAACACAAGCGAATCATGAAGGAAATGGAAAAACCTGCTGACAAGGCAACTCATATTCCATGAATTTAGAGGTGAACGAGGATGAGCAAAGCTGTATTGATGAGCATTCGGCCCGAATGGTGCAAGAAGATTCTCAGCGGCGAAAAGACTGTGGAAATTCGCAAAACAAGGCCAGCATTGATGCTGGAGCCTTTCAAGGTTTATATCTATTGTACTGAGACATGGAGCGGTAACCTTTTTACCGACATCCTCATTTGGAACAAGGATGAATGGAACCGATGGAAATATCTAAAAAGACTTGGCCGTGTCATTGGCGAGTTTACTTGCAGCAAGGTGGATGTTGTTCAGCGGCATGGTGCTGGTGATAATTTCGATTATTGCTATCTTTCGCCCAATGTGTATAGTTCGCTTATTGAGCTTGGACATGACGATGTGGTTGCTGCTGCACTGGCCGTCAAAAACTCTTGCGTCCATGAGGCTGAACTGAACTCCTATGCAAAATCTGCGCCAGAGCTGTTTGCATGGCACATCTCTGACCTGAAGATTTACGACTGCCCGCGACCGTTGAGCGATTTTTCAAGGCTGCGTGCAACGAAATTTGGATATGAACCAGTCAAAATCAAGAAGCCGCCTCAGAACTGGTATTATGTTGATGAGGCTCACGAATGAACACCGGCAAGCAGTTTGAAGCAGATTTCAAGGCGTCCGTGCCAAAGGATGCGTGGTGCTACCGGCTGAAAGACAGTGCCGCCACCTACTACGGCGGCAACGAGAACCTGTCCTTTTCCATCGACAACATCTGCGACTTCCTTGTGTACCGCTACCCGATGAACCACCTGTTTGAGCTGAAAACCATTGAAACGCCCTCTATCCCTCTGGAAAAGGTGTTCGGCAAGTACGACAAGGAAAAGTGCAAATACCGCAAGGAAAAGCACATCACGGACATGGTAGGTGCAATGGGGTACAGCGGTCAGACCGCCCATGTGATAGTCAATTACCGGGCGGTCAACCGCACCTTTGCAATCCCTGCCAGAAAAGTTCTGGCGTTCCGCTATAACGAGAGCCGTAAGAGCATCCCTTGGCAGTGGGCAGAGCAAGAGGGGATAGAGGTCAAAGCAAAAAGGCTGCGTGTCCATTGGCGGTATGACGTGGATGAGCTGTTAAAGAGATTGGAGAAAGAACATTGCATTGATATGTAATAGGTGTGGTGAAACATTTACACTTGAGGAATATAACAAAATGAAGAACAAACTTGAAGTTCGGCCAATAATCGGTGGAGAAGAAGGATGGAGCGTTCTTCTATGCCCCTCTTGCATGGCAAAGCTGAACGACTGGCTGAAAGGAGAAAAAAGTGAGTAAGAAAGTTTCAGACATTCTGCCCAAGACCGAAATCTTGGCGCAGTTGGCAGAAGAAGCATCCGAACTGGCACAGGCTGCGTTGAAGCTGCGCCGTGCGCTGGATGGTACGAACCCGACACCAAAGAGTGTTGAGGAGTGTCAAAAGGCGTTTGAAGAGGAGTACGCAGACGTTGTGAACTGCATTATTGCGTTGGATATGGACGATGCAGCCTTTGATCGAATGCGGAAAATGCAGTACGAAAAGGAAGTCCGCTGGCTATCTCGCCTTGAAGCAAAGGAGCAGTCAGATGAATAAATTCGGTAACTGCCCTCTGTGCGGCAAACAGGTCAAGCCGACCAACCTCCGCAAAATCGCACGGCAGAACCAGTTGTACGGTTTTCGCATGGCTCTGGATGGCATCGCCGCCACATGGGGCGCACTGATTCAGAACCTTCGGTGTCGCAAAGTCAGAACAGGTCGAAAAAAGAGCTGAGGGAAAGGTGGAGCTAATGGATAAGGAACAGCTTGCAATCGCACGGTTGCAGGGCGCTACAAGGCTATGAGATGAACGGGGAATAACCAATGGACAACGAACTTTACTGCCCGATGAAGATGACCAGCAATCCGCTTGGTCGGTGCGTCTGCGAAAAAGAAAAGTGTGCATGGTGGCGGCAGTTGGACAACTGTTGTTCCGTCTGGTGGATTGCACGAAAGCTGGACAACATCGAAACAAAGATGAAGAGGTGAGAGTACGATTATGAACGAGTGGATTAGCGTACATGATCGATTGCCGGAAATCGGTGTTAGGGTTCTCGTTTTTGAGAAAAACACGGTAAACGAGAACATGGTTTTTACAAACAAAGAAAATGTTGAAGTATGCAGAAGAGCTTTTATGTGCGTCAGCGGATGGGTAGATGATGCTGGATTTGCGTTGGACGATAGACCGTATAACGTAGAAATTACACACTGGACACCGCTACCCTGCGCCCCGGGTAAGGAGTAAAAATGCAAGAATGGATTGCGGTTGATAGCAGAATACCAGAAAAGTCTGGCGCATATTTAGTTGTCGTTCAAGGACTTTCTGTTAGATTTGCTGATAGGGCGTTTTACGATGCAGAAACGAACATTTGGAAACGCCGCTCTTATTTATCGTCAAAAACATGGAGCGTTACGCATTGGATGCCCCTTCCTGAACTACCAAAGGAGGTCTGACACATGGCAACACCCCCGAAGCGCGGTCGTGGCAGACCGCCGCTGACCGAAGCTGAAAAGAAAAAGCGTGAGAAGCGAGCGCAAAAAGCGAAAGAAGAAGCCGCTGCGAAACGTGAAAAAGAGCGTGAGAAGAAAAAGCAACAGATGCTTAACAAACGGAAGTCTATCCGATCACAGGTGAGTAAAAAGGTGAAAGAACAACAGGAGTTAGCTATCGAGAAGTCGAAGATGATGAACACAGGCGATTTGCAGTCGAGAATCGGTGACGAAGAGGACAAGAAGGTCATCGGCATGATTGCAGCCAAGTATTTTGGCGACCTTCCGAGCGTGGACATGAACAACCCCATTGAAGTGCAGCAACGCCTTGATTTCTTTTTTGACGCTTGCATCGAAGCCAGAATCTCCCCTGTGGTGGAATGGATTGCACTAGTGCTTGGCATCGAATGGCCTAGCCTGAGACAGATTATGACAGGCAAACGCCGTGACGACAGCTTACAGCAGAAGTACATCCTCAAACTGATTCTGCAAATGCAGTCCATGTGGGCTTACAACGGTATGTACGGTCAAGAGAACCCGGCAGAGTGGATTTTCCGAGCCAAAAACTACTTTGGTATGCGTGACAACGTGGAAGTCACCGTTGCGCCGCCTGAACAGCCGTTGGGCGATGCCCAGAGCGCAGAACAACTCGCGCAGAAGTACCAGACGGCTTTGCCGAAAGGGATTGACGTGGAGTACAGAGAGGTGGCGAAAAATGAAACAACGGTTGGTTGACTTCTCCGACCCGATTCTTTCAGCGGTGCTGTTTATCTTGCTTAAAGACCGTACTACCGGCAAAAACATCATATGGGCGACAGAGCCACCGCCTGAACTAGGCGCAGGCTTTGCGGATGAAATCACGTTAGAGCAAATCAAGAAGTGCCCGCCAGTGCCACGAGTTCTCAAGCGTCTGGATGAGCAGAAGCAAAGAACCAAAGCAAAAGCAGAGGTTTTCACTCCTTCTTGGGTTTGCGAAAAGATGATAGACATGGGCGAAGAAAACGGTGCGATGCCCGATATGAAGAAAGAGCCTATCAAGTACATCCATTCAACAGTCCTTGAAATCACCTGCGGAGAAGCACCGTTCCTTGTGAACCGATACGACACGGTAACAGGCAAAAAGATTCCAGTACCAAAACGGAAAGGACTATTTGACCGCAAACTGAAATGTGTAAACAACTGGTTTGATTGGAATGTCTGGACATGGCACGATGTGGCAGAGGACGCAGCGACGACTACATACGGATATGAGTGGCAGGGTGACAGCCTGTTACTTGCAAGAGCAAATATGCTCCTGACATGGCGAGAGAACTTTAAGTGGCTGTTCGGCATAGAGCCTGACGCTGGGAAGGTTCGCAACATGGCTGCTACCATCTCGTGGAACGTCTGGCAGATGGACGGCCTGAAAAAGACCGTACCCGGAACGGGCATTCCGTGCAAAATCAAAGACTGGAAAGCAGACAAAGAAATCCTGTTTAAGGACGTAATGTAACATGGCTGTTTTAATAATTATTGTTGGCATTGTGTTTACATCGACCCTGTTCTTCATCGGGTGGCTGATTGGCTACCCTATTTACAGAATATGCAAAAGAGAACCTGTGTTTTACGATTCAAATTATGCTCTCGGGTTGTGCTTGCCTTCGCTGGTTGTAGCTGTATGTAGCCTTATCATTCAGATTATGGCCATTATGGGTCAATGAGAGGTAAAAGTAATGCAGACTGACAGAGGAATCTACCACAAGCGAGTATGCGACCGCTGCGGAACAGTTCTGGGCTGCAGGATGATGAACCCTGACGAATATTTCAAGGACTGGGCGTGGCGCAGGGACACAGGCGACCTGTGCCCGGAGTGCTATGCGGAGTATAAGCGAGTGATCGGGCGGTTCAACGCCAACAGAAGGAGAAATAGAGGGCAGATATAATGAAAAAGTGCGCTCTTTACAGGTGCAAACAGTGCTTTGCGACCATGACGGACGAAAGCGATGTCAGAATCGACAAAGACATTGTTGATTGGATGTTTGAAAACGAAATGGAAAAAAGTAAAATTGGGTTTATCGCAAAATTCAAAATAAGCGATAAAGTCCTCATTCATCGTTGCGCCAACAACACTGTTGGTTTATGTGAGTTTATCGGATGGAAGGAGATAGAGGAATGAGAACTTCTACTGTACCACCGAACATTGCTCTTGCATGGGCATCAAACAGTTCTCCGCTGGCAAAGCTGTCCGATGCACAGCAGAATCCTGCAAGAACAAATCTGAGCCATCCTGCGGCTCTTGTAAATAGTACGCAGAGCCAGAGGGCGTGTGTGTAAACGACCAGTCGGAACACGTTGCAGACTTCGTGTGGGATGAACGTGGATGCAAGGAATGGGAGAAAAAAGAGAATGAGCTATGATATTTCACTTTGTGACCCTGTAACGCATGAAACGCTTAAAGCGGATAGCGTACATTTTATTGCAGGCGGCGTGAGAATTGTGGGTGGAACAGAAAAACTGATGTGCTACGTCACATGGAATTATAGAAAGTTCTATCGGCGTAATGATGTGCTCGGGAAAAAAGGAATTCGTTCTATCTACGGCAAGACGGGAGCTGAAAGCATCCCGATGCTGGAAAAGGCTATTGCCGCTTTGGGTGATGATACGGACGATGACGACTATTGGCACGCGACAGAAGGCAATGCAAAGCGTGCGCTGTATTGGCTGCTTGAATTTGCAAAAATGCGGCCAGACGGCGTGTGGGATGGGGATTGAGGGGAGAAAGGGCAATGGCTAATTATCCAGAATACCTTGAACGAAACGCACTTATTGAAAGAATCAAGAAAGCATATTGCGATGGTTGCGAGAACTACAATGGAGTTAGATGCCGTGCTTGCGGTATTGGCGATGCCATTGACGTTGTGGAAGATGCCCCGACAGCCTTAGAGCGTACCGCTGAATGGATTGTACAGGACGATACGTTCACAAGGTTCGAGTGTAGCGGATGCCACACAAAAAATCATCACACACGTTGGGACTATTGTCCCTCTTGTGGAGCGAAAATGGAGAACGCACATGGCTAACGCCCTTTGGCATCCAGCAAGCGAACCGCCACGAGAGCGGACGCAGCCTTTGTTGCTTGCGACTAAGACGACGTGGCGTGATAAAGATGGAAAAATGTTGCAAGGAATCTCGCCAACTGCGTACATTCTTGGCTGTTACGCAGACGGTCAGTTCTGGGACGAGATAGGCGAGAGACTGCCGAAAGATGTAACGGTGACGCATTGGATGGCGTTTCCGATGGTGTGAGGTGATGGGGATGGAGAGCAAAATTGTTTGGCATTCTCTTAAAAAAGAAGGATACCCGCCACTGTTTGACAACGGAAATGGCTACTTTTCATCTAAAAGTCTTTTACTGTCTGGGGTGTATTTCGATTTTTTCAAAGGGAAAATAGACAGGGCTGTGTCATGCGGAGGGCTTGTAAAAGACCTTCGACATGGAATACCGGAATTTGATTGGATGGACGATAACGGATACTGTTTACATCACTCGAAAATTGAATATTGGGCGTACATGCCAGAACCGCCTGTGGAGAAATAAATATGACAAGAAGAACATTTATTAAAAAGCTTATAGGACTTGGCTACTCCCATAAAAGAGCAAGGAGTATTTGTTATTGGCATATCAAAAATAGGAGAGCCATTGAATCTAACAAAACGCAATACATGCTTAAAAAATGGAAATCTCAAGGATATGACGAACCTATTGATTTGAAATCTTATAAAGAGTTTTATGAATCGATAAAAAAGTATGGAACCGTAGTAAAATAATGTAGGCGATGAACATGAATAATTATGTATGGCACTCTACAAAAGACTGTATGCCCCCTTCATACGCTTCCAAACTAATTCTTATGGTGAGCAATATTTGCCCAAGAAAAAATGAATATGGGCGATACATGATATTTGGATATTACACTCCAGCGTATGGAATAAATACATGGGCAGATGAATGGTACGATAAATTAGACCCAAACAATTATATTGTGACACATTGGATGTTTGCACCAGATATGCCGGAGGAACAAATATGACGAACAAGAAGTTTGGCATCATCATTATGGACTTGAGCCTTTTCGACTTTGGGCCGAAGCCACCTTGTGGATACATTAAAGCAAAACATATCCGACCAGCGTACGGCAAAGGCACAAGACCTGTAAAGGCGCATAAGCGAATCACGAGAACGAGAGAGGGGTTCAGAAAATGACAGAACTTAAGAGATGCCCGTTCTGCGGTGCGGAACCGCCGACTGTAAAAGTGATTCATCCACTCAATGTTGACATGGCTAGTTGGGTAGTCTGCGGAAAATGCGGGGTGAGCACTTCTGCAACATTTGGCAAGGAAAAAGCCATCGAAGCATGGAACAAACGCTACAAAGAGGATTGAGTATGGACAAAAAACGAGACAGCTTTACATTCCAAAAATATTATTTTGAAGCCATCTCCACACTCAAAAGTAAAGAGAAGTTGGAACTCTACGATGCAATCTGTGCATACGTTTTTGAAGAAAAAGACGCAACTTTGAACTCAAAAAAAGCAGAATCTTGTTTCATTTTGATTAAACATCTGCTCGATGAAGAATCAAAAAGAAGCGATATTGCGTCAAAAGGATGGTCTACACGAAAGTCATCTCATCCTCATGTCATAAATGAGATGAAAGTCAGCTCATCTATGAGTTCAAAGTCAGATGACAATGAGCCAATTGTATCAATTGACGGTCAAATGAACGTCAAGACCCTGCCGGAGAGTGCAGTCAAAAAGAAACCTGACATCTTCTCAGACTTTGCTCATGGCGATAAAGCCCTGCTGGAATCCTTGCGAGAGTTCGCACAGATGCGTACAAGAATCAAAAAGCCTATGACAGACCGGGCAAAGCAGATGCTCTGCAACAAGCTGGAAAAGTTTGATCGGCATGACTGGAAAGCTATCCTTGACCAGAGCATCTATGCTGGATGGCAGGACATTTACGCATTGAAACAGGATGACCAGTACGAGCAAAGTACGGAGATGGAGTTTCATAGACTATGACAATGGACGTTCAAACGGTGTTTATCGGTGCGCTGATGCTCTGCAAGCCGGGCGTTGTGGATGAAATCATACCAGACCTTGAACTTGACTTGTTCAGACCTGAGCTGAGAGACGCTTTTGCGGCTGTTAAGGGCTATTGGACGGCTAGGGGTAAGATAGATATAGTTGAGATAAACACGCAGCATCCAGACGTAGCGCAGACGCTCTTGGCGTGTGTACAAACCTGTGAATCAGAGTGTGTACGAATTGACAGGGAGCAGATGCAGCGTTGGGCACAGCTTATCAGAGAACAGGCTGCACTCACTCGTGTGCAAGGCCTGGCATTTCAGATGACCAGCGAGCTTACCGATTATTCTGATCTATCAGACATTTACCAGAAGATGGGCGAAGCAATGAGCCTGAAAGCTGAGGAAGAAGATGCGTGGACATACGAGGATGTGCTGAACGACTATGTGCTTCACATGGACGAGAAGCCTGTGTATATCAAGACAGGCCTAGAGCGTCTGGATGAAGCGCTGCACATCTCACCGGGTGATTTCATCATCATCGGTGGCAGACCGTCTGCGGGCAAGACAGCCCTGTCTCTGCAAATAGCAGCAAGCATGGCAAAGCAGGACTATACCGTGTACTATTTCAGCTTAGAAACCAGCAAACGTAAGCTGGGCGCACGTCTGATGGCCAATCAAATATACTGCCCTCTGGACACGGTGAAAAATAAGGCGGTCAGCTTGAATGAGATTGACGGACAGGCAAAGAACATGAAGATGCCCCTATATATCCGCTCCGCTGCCGGAAAGAACGTGGCGTGGATGAAGGCTCAGGCTCTTCGTAAAAAGGCTCAGGTCATCTTCGTAGACTATCTTCAACTCATCCACGAAACAAGCGCAAAAGACAGATATGCCGCCATTACAGCTATATCCATTGCCCTGCACGAACTGGCACAGACCACAGGCATTGTTGTGGTGGCACTGGCACAGCTTAATCGAAACCCATCCAAGCCCGGAGCAACGCCTACTAACTCCGACTTGCGAGAGAGCGGACAGATTGAACAGGACGCAGATGCAATTATCCTTCTGTCCGGCGATAACCCCGACAAGTACCTGTTCCGACTAAGCAAGAACAAGGAAGGCGAGATAGGCGACCTTCCCATTACGTTTAACAAGCAGATTCAACGATTCCAAGAGTACACTTGGATGGATTGAGCACATGGGCTGTCAGCAATGGCAGCCTTTTGCATATACGCGCACAGAAGCCCTACAAACGCTTTTAGCGGTCAGACGGCAAACTTATCGACTGAACACGGAAAACGGCTCTGGCACGGCTCTACGGGGCTGTGAGCGCATTGTAGAGGTCTACGACTATTGTAGGAGGAAAAAATGCAGTACATGACAGCCGATACAAAGGTCAATGGGTACATGGTCTACCCTCGATTCCTCTCGACTATTGGCGTTAGCCCAACAGAGAAAATTGTTTACATTTACCTGTTCAATCGTGCAAGGTCGTCACAGAGGGCAAGCAGAAGCGGAAAGTTTGCTGACCAACTAGGGCGAGTATACATCGTGTATCCCATCAAAGACCTTGCTGCCGATACTGGATTCACAGAACGATGGGTCAAGAAGTCTCTGAAAGAGCTGGAAGAAGCCGGGTTGATCGAGCGCAAGCGTGAAGGCAAGAACAAGCCCGATAAGATATACGTCAAAGTGCCGAAAGAATCGTCAAGGAGCGAAAAGGGAGGTGAACAATCATTCACCTCTGAGGGGAACGATACTTCACCTGTGAGGGGAACAATCGTTCACCTCCTTAATATAGAAGAAAAGAAAAGAAAAAAAGTTATTAAGAAAGCGGGCGACCCGCCCGATGGGAACGCCAGCACGCCGGACTTCGAGGATGTGAGCGAGTATTTTTTGGATGCTGGATGTGAGAACAGGCTTGCCAGCAGGTTTATGAACTACTATGAGGGAACAGGCTGGATGACCAAGACCGGAAAGCCTATAACAAACTGGAAGGCCTTTGCTGATATGTGGATTGACAGAGAGCAAGAGAAGCAACAGTACAGTGAACCAGAGTTCAATCGCCTGTAAAGGTTCTTTCCCCCTACAACCCTCTATCTCCAAAGCTACACCGTTAGCCAGCAGAGCAGACCGTAGGCGAGAGCTGGCGTGAGGTTCAGACTGGTGGATGGTCTACGACTATTTCACATGGATAATTGGCTTTATTTTGTAGTCGGTTGAATATGTAGAAATGTTGCATTACTGTATGAGTGGTTGATTACAGATTGGAAGCAATTGACTAGTGGATAGTCTTATTAGATAGTTAAAAGTATTGAGGTATTTGTCAAATGGATAATCCTAGTTGGTTGATATGATATGATTGTAGTTGTCGGTAATTAAATTGAAGGAGAACAAGCCGAATCGGATGATACGACTATTATGGCAGAATAATAGTTAAAAAGATTGAGCAATTATCTGCGACTATTATAATAAGTACGATGGCTAAAGATTTTGAGGTAATGTGATTGGGATTAAAATTGACATGTGTCAAGACATATATTGATTTTGGGGATGGTCTGACGGCTTAGCGACTATTGCACATCCCTTTCTCTAAAAGGCAAACGACTATTTCACACAAAAAATACACGACTATTTGACGAAGGCTCGCAAGAAAACACTACGACTATTGCTCTGCGACTATCAGCGAACAGACCGTTACTATACTATATACGGGACTTTCAAACGGTGGTCGTCTGACGACTTTACGACTATTCCACGACTATTTTATTGGAGAAGCTACGACTATTAGCTACGACTATTCCAGCCGGAACGCTGCGACTATTGCTGACCTCTATTGGCTATCGGGCGAAAGCCCGAAAAGAGATGCGGCGACAAGCCGCCAGTGGTTCCGCGCCGCCTGACTGGCATAGTCTGCGATGTGTTGCTCTGTCTGGCATGGATCCACGACAGGGGCGCACCGCTGCACCCTTATATACATTATTATAATAGGGCGGCTGTGCTGACCTGTACAGCCGCCCGGTTCGGCGGTGGTGTCTGGTATCGGTGGAGGTGCAGCGCTTGACGGTATGCCCTCCGGCGTGTCGTAGGCGGTGTATAGGCGGCTTGTGTATTTGCTGTATTGTGTGCTGGAATAGAGCAAATCAACGGAAAAGCCCCTGTAAAGCCCTGTAAACGGTTTTGGAGTTTAGGCGGTATAATTGCATGAGTGACAGAAAGACCGCTGTAAACGCTTGTATGGGGCTGCATTGCAACAAGGCAAAATAAAAGCCCTGCATCCTCAGCAGGTGCAAGGCAAAAGAAAAGCCCCGCCAGCGTGGGCGGGGTTGAGCTGTGTTAATTCCAAGAAATTTTTCCTTCGTTTTCCAGCCTTCTCAAGTAGTTGTATTTGTATCGGCCCTCTACGCTTGTAGAGCAATGGTATTTTTTATCGTATCTATACGGGTATGCTCTCCCTGAATCTCCAACAATAAATTGCACTGTATCATCTTCGTTAAGATAGTAGGTGCGGCCGTCTTTTGATTTTATTTCTTTATACTCTTTCATTTTTATGCTCCTTCCTTGTGTGGGCTTGTTGTTGTCAGTATATCATACTGCAAGCCCCATTAACAGGACTTGCAGAAAGTTTTTTGCCCTTTTGGGCTGGGGCGGGGTTGCTTTACGGTGCAGCCCCGCTAAAGTATCCGGTCGGCGTTACTTCGACGCCTTAAACAGCGCCGAAAAAAACCAGAAGAAAAACAGGATGCAAGATAATATCACTTGCTACACCCCCTTTATACCACGCTAAAACGCTTGTATGTGGTGCGCTTGCTACACTCGGCATATATATCAGGGTGCGCTGCCTGCAAAAGCTTGCTGTCGAGCCGGACGCTTTGAACGTCCTTATACATCACTTTGCAAGCGCCTGCGACAACCTCCGGCGCTCCCTGCATCATGGCAATAATTTCATCCCGCAGGCTGTCCCGCATCTGCTCCGCCTGCTCTGCCAGCCGCTTATATTCGCGGTATTCGTTGCATTTTTGCTCTAAGTCTGTCATTTTTTAGCCCTCCAAAATTCCTTTGTTCTCGAATAATACGTTGAGGTTGCGCCGTTCGTATTCTCTCCAATTCTCACCGATTGCAAGCGCTGAGTTTTGCGCCCAAAACGGAACGCCTGCCCGGTCAAGCTGACCAAACAAAAAATGAATGGTTTTGTCTGCCTTTTCCAAAAAACCGATATCGTCAGGATCTTTTTCCCTGCAATAGGAGATCTCAGCCATCCAATATGTAAGGGATTCTAACAGGCCGTATGCCTTTTTATTTGCCGTGTATGTCATTTTGTGCGCCCCCTCAGCTGTTTAGAAATGCAATCATAACCAGCGCCCCGCTGATCATGCCGCCAACGTACCAGATTGCAGCCCACTGGGAAAAGTCAAGAGTAATCATTGTTTGCACCCCTTTTTAATCAAATTCCGGCATAGCCAAAATGATTTTTTTGCATCGCTCAACGCTCAAGCGGTACGGCTTAGAGCGGGTTAGGTTGTCCGCTATAATCTGAGTGTATACCATCAACGGCAACTCAAACAGCCCGGCACACTTTGGATACAGTCGCACAGCCTGATTTCTGATTTCTGCGTTCAATTCGTCGGTTCTCGTCATCGGTTAGTCCTCCTTATACTGCGGGATGTAGCCTAGCACCTTAACTTTTGCCGGGATGGTGTAATAAATCTGCCCACAATCGGGGCACCAAACGGCATTATATTGTTTGCCATCGTCGCCCAGTGCCTTGCACTCTACCTCACAGGTAAAGAGCTTTAGAGCATCCGCCGTAAGCATTGCTGCCACATCTGTGGCGGGCTGTGCGTTAAACGCCGCCACTGCCTTTTCTGCGTCTGCCAGTGTGTCAAATACTCCCAGTGTCCAGCCCGCACCCTCTAAGATGTAGTCTACCATATACAGGCCACTGTCACTGAGCCAGAGCCACACAACGGGCTTAATGGTCATTTTGCGGTTGTTCTGGGCTGCATAGAGCTGGTTAAGTGTGCCAGTCATTAACGCGCCGTCCTCAAATGTGGCGGTATAGAGGTCACTACATTTATAGGCCTTTTTCATGGTTTTTGTCCTCCTGTTTTGGTGTTTCGTGATGTGGTTTGTAAATGTTTTCGTTTACATCCTTATTGTAAACTAATTCGTTTACAAAGTCAAGGGATTTTTGCAAAAAAGTAAATTTTTTCGTTTACTTTTTTTAGATTCTGCACACTGTCCAAATCTGCACAGTTTTGGACACACCCAGCACCCCGCCGCCGTTACGATCTGCCCCGCGCGGCCTGTCTGGTATCGGGTGCAGACAGGTGCAGCGTGTCCGGTGTTCGGGCGTGTGTGTGTCGTGCCTTGTGTGGTCTGCCCTGGTTTTGGCATGGTCTGCCCTGCCGCCTGTGCTGCTCAGTCGTTCCGGGTGCGCTGTGGTTGGCAGGGGGTCACCGGCGGGGTATATAGCCGCCGCCCAGCCCCGCCCGGTCATTCCCGTCACCACCGAAAAAATAAAAAAGGCTCAAAAAAATTACCCCACCCCATTGCCAATTTTAAAAATTCCGCCGCAAAAACAAAAAGACCCCTACAAAGGGTCTGTGTTCTGTGCTATACTTGCCTTACAAGCCTTGAAAGGGAGGAATCTGTAATGGACCAAAAGAATGACAAGAACAAAGAAAAGAGAGAAAAGAACGAAAAGATTGCCGCTTCAATATGGGGCGTTATTATCGGCGCCGCTTTTTTGGTTTTTGGTGTGTATCTTATGGCACATGGTATTTCAAGCGTTATATAAAATTTTAGCCAAAGAAAGGAAGAATCAAAAATGAGAAAGAGAATCATTGCGGCGGCTCTAGCAGCGGCTATGATGCTTGCCATGCCTATTAGCGCAATGGCAACAACGAAACCCGATGAATGGTCTGCTCCTATTGAGCTGGAAGAGACCAATGCAACACAGGTGCAACCCATAACGATCAAAGAATCCCATAGCCATCTTGAAACCAAGTACGAATACGGCAAAACGAGATACTATGTGTTTTACGCAGTTCTGGTTGAAAATCCCAACACCGATTGGGCAGTTGATTTTGTTTCGCTGAATGTCACGGTATACGGCGAAGATGGCTCCGTCTTAAAGACCGATTCTGAAACGCTGGACTGGGTTGGCGAGGGTGATTCTTATTGGTATGGCGATTATATCGCTTTTGATTCCGATGGTGTTAAGCCGACAAGAATTGAGTATACGACAAGCGCAGAGAATTGGAACGTTCACGAAGCAAGCCCTGCCAATCAGATTGTTCGTGCTGGCGAACTTGCTGTTACAAATGTTTCCAAACGTGGTTCCGGCTATGATTTGCGATTCACTGGACAGGTTACAAACAATAGCCAGTTTACAAGCAATGCAGTCAAGGTCATTGTTCTTTACAAAATGAAAGACACCGAAGGCAATGAAGTTCCTGTTGGCGGTGAGTATACTTACATCATGGACAGCCTTGCTTCGGGCCAAACAGCATCGTTTGAGCTTTATCCATTGAGTGGATTTACTGGTTATAGCTCTTATGAAGTGGTTGCTATTCAAGATTAACGCATAACACAAAAAGCCAGCGGCTAGATGTTCTCTAACCACTGGCTTTTCTGTTGGACTATTTCACGGAGAACAAAAATGTTCACCGTGTGAGTTTTTCGGATTTTTCAGAAAAACCTCAATTATCCGTTTCTACGGATGCTTGCATAAAGCAGACGGAACGTCTCACGGCCTTTCGGCGTTACTCTGGTCTGTACGCCACCGTGCTTGTTTTTCTGGTTGCAGTATTCCTTGACCGCAAACAGGCCGTCACCCTTGCCCACTTTCGGCAGGATGCCCTTGCTTTTGTCACGGTAGATGTACCCGTCAGAAATGAGCATCTTGATGAACAAGCGTTCAGGGATGCGCAGTTCCTTTGCGGTAGAGCGGAAGTTGGTAGACACGTTCCATGCAACAAGGTCATCGAAGTAGTCTGCTTTGGGCTGCATCTCCTCGTTCTTCTCGCAGAGTTGCTTGTTCTGCGTCTGCAACGCTATGTTCTTTTCTTTCTCGGCTTTCATGTTCTGAATCAGACCGATCACGAAGTCCGGGTTGGCAATAGCCGTCTCCAACAAATTGTCGGTCATGTACATCCCATGTTTGCGGATGGACGGCAGAACTTCGTGAGTGACCCAGTGCTTGAACCGCTGTGCGCTTTCCAGCTTGCTGCTGAAAATCAGACTGTACAGGCCGGATTCGTTGATGATGGTCGTTTCCTTCTCGCCGAACTGGGTGGTGATTCGCCACCCAGCTTTATCTTGCTCATCAACGTGCGCTTTGAGCGCGTTGACGGTGTCTTTGTACCCAAGTGCTGCGGCAATGTCCTTGCCAACAAACCAAGGGTCATCGTCAATGAGCATGACACGGATTTCGCAAACTCGGCGTTGTTAAAGATTTTGATGTTCTCAGACAAAGAAAGTTGCATTAAAAAGCTCCTTTTCACTTGTGAGAGAAGCAATTTTCTGCTATAATAACGGCGAGAGAATGCTTCTCTCAGGGTTTACATGATACGTTCGCTTCTGTCGCCAAACTTCAGCGGACGTATCATTTTTCGTTTTCATCGGTCTCCGGGATTGGATGCACTTCAAAGAACGTGTCACGGATGGCTGCTGCCTGTGCAACCTTGTGTTCGGTGCAATAGGCTTTCAGCCACTGGAACTGCCGTTCGGTCAGTGCAACAGTGAACGTGTGATTGTGCCGTTCGAGATAAGGACTGTACATAAACTCACCTCCCTTCATGTGGGTGCAACCAGTATATGCAATATGTTGTGGTTTGTCAATTGCGCAAACGCTTAATGTAGTACTGGTATCTGTACAAAATCTAAAAGTTTGTAGACTTGCACAAAATTTAACTGTTGTTTTTGGCTGCTCCCGCTTCGTACCCTGCTCGATAGTTCAGTTCGGACAGCTTGCCCAGTGCTTCTGCGTACTCCCTGTCCTCGCTGGTCGGCTCTTTGCCGTGGGAAAAGGTTTTCAGAAATTCTTCGGTTGTTGTAGGAAAGTTCATGTTTTTTGCTCCTAACTATTGCGGAAAGCAGCCCTTTTTGGTATAATAGATTCCGAAAAGGGAGACTGCCCCCTTGGTGGTTGCAGGTTCTCGTTTCGTGATGTGGATAAGCTATCAGCGTTGCCGTCCAAAGTTCCGCTGGTAGCTTATTTTTTTATGCCTTGATGTTCTCAACGTAGGATGCCACCCACTCGATACCCATGCGGATAACATCGACCTTTGAGATGCCCAATGCCTTTGCGCTGCTTTCCATGCTTGCGATCTGGCTCTCTGTGAGCCGGGTGCTTATCATGCGCAGCTTATCACGTTCCGAGGTTTCTGCTCGTCTTGCCAAGCCTATCACCTCGCTTTCGCTGGAACAAGTATAAAGCGTGAAAATATGCTTGTCAAGACCCAAAGTTTTACGAAAATGAAGTTTGGCAGAATCACTCCTTATTATAGAAAATTTTCTACCTGATTGTGATTAACTAAGTAAACACCCTTATACTACTCTAGTATGTATAAATACATACTAGAGTATATTTATATATAATACACTCTTAGACCGCTTCGATTTTAAATCCCCTCTTGACAAAGTAAATCTTTTCGTTTACAATGGTGACGAAAGGGGCGGTAAAAATGGACGAGCAGGAAAAGGTTACTAAAAAGAAAAAAGAGAAAATTGTCACTAATGGGGCTGAAATCGTAAAGGACGTAATGAAGCGTCAGGACATTACGATAGTTAGGCTTGGGGAAATTTCTGGTCTTGGGTCGAGACAAGCAGTGTATCAAAGGCTAAAAGATGGAAGTTTGAACCTTTCTACGTTTTTTAGGCTTTTGAACTCAATGAATTACCGTATTGTTGTCGAGCCGGATATGGGCGATATTGGAGATAAGGCATATATTGTCGAGGGGACAGTCGTTGAAAAGGACGGTGAACCTGAATGATCTACGGTTACGCTCGTGTCAGTTCCGCTGGACAGGCGATTGATGGCAACAGCCTTGAAGCCCAGTCGGAACTTCTGAGAGCCAACGGCGCACAGAAAATCTTTTCGGATGTTTACACAGGCACGAAGTTGCATCGACCTGAACTTGACAAGCTGATGTCTGAAATCCAGCCGGGAGACACGCTGATCGTGGCGAAACTTGACCGTATTGCTCGTTCCGTGAAGGGCGGTATTGAAATTATTGACAGCTTGCTTGCAAAAGACGTGTCCGTGAACATTCTGAACATGGGCGTGATGAATAACACGCCTACCGGCAAACTGATTCGCACGGTGATGCTTGCCTTTGCAGAGTTTGAGCGTGACATGATTGTTGAGCGCACCAGAGAGGGCAAAAAGATTGCCAGCCAGCGACCTGATTACAGGGAAGGTCGCAAGCCCACCGAGTACGACCGCAACCTCTTTGATGTTCTGCATGAACAGGTGGAAAAGCGTCTACTGACCGTCACCGATGCTGCCAAACAGCTTGGTGTAACCCGCCAGACATGGTATCGGATTGCTGAACAGAGCAGGTGAAAGGAGAACGCATGAGAAAACCGCTTTATCGCTATCAAGTATCTGGTGACAAAGGTCTTGAAGAAAGAATAATGGATGTCCTTATTAAAGAAGAGCCGGATTTGAAAGATGGATACTATTCCGTTTCAAAATTAAGATATGCCGTGGAAAAGGATGAGCAGCTATGTCACGATATTTCTGTTCCACATAACAAAGCCGGTGTATTTTTTTCTATAGCTCTTTATGATAAGGGATATATTATATTTGGTGATGAAAAGCATCCAGGAATTCGTCCGATAAAATGGTACGAACCTTTATTTTTGGTAAGGCTAATGGAAAAATTTAGAAAAATATATTGGTGGCCTCCCAAGCCCTACTATAAGTTATAAAACCGAATTAGAAAGGGGAAACAGCATGAAAACTGCAAAATTGTCAGAACAGAGCTTGAAACTCATTGAAACGCTGTGCGATTACACCGACAAGCCCGACATTCTCAATGCCATCGCAGACGCTTTGTATTACGATGCAGACGAGCTGAAACGCAGGCTAGACCAGCTTGCGGAAGAGGTCAAATAAATCGCACTTTCCATCCGTTAAAACGAATTTTAGCAAATAATTTTCCGAAAACAGCATTATAAAACCGGATATTTGATTTTTGTGCAGTTGTAGGCACTCTTTACATTTTTAGGTAGGGGGTGCCTATTTTTTTATGCAGCCAAAACAGTGCATTGCCATCATCGACAGTATCAAAGCGTATGCAAAGCAGAATCCGACCGAAGCGCAGGTCTATGAGGACTGGTTTCAAGCAGTGGTAAACCTGAGGGACGCTCTGCCGCAAGACAAGCGGTTCGATGCCTACAAATACTCTGGTGAGCTGCGCTCTGTCTGTGCAGCCATGATGGGCAAGATGAAAACAGGCGAGGACGTGGCGAAGGTCTATGACATTATCAGCCGGACGTACCTATTTGAAGCAAAAGATGTGTTCGACAGCTATTGCATCTACCTTGAATGGAACCGTTCGCCGGAAAAGAAGTTCTATCAGCCGAGACGCAGGGTTCTGAAAGTGCTGGCAGATGACCTAGAGGACTTGTTCTATAAGCGGATAGATTTCTTGGGGGTCAGTCTTCCGGCTCGCGTAGGTAAGAGTACGCTGTGCATTTTCTTCATCACATGGCTTATGGGAAACCGCCCTGACGTTGCATCGGTTATGAGCGGACACTCCGACAAGCTGACAAACGGCTTCTACGGCGAAGTGCTGTCCATCATCACTGACCCTGTGACCTACAACTGGGGCAAAATCTTCCCTGACGTTCAGCTTGTAGATAAGAGCGCAAAAGACGAAAGCGTTGACCTGAACCGCAAAAAGCGTTTCCCTACCCTTACTTGCCGCTCCATTGGCGGCACGTTGACTGGTGCTGTCGAAATCGGCGAGGGCGGCGTTTTGTACAGCGATGACTTGATTGAGGACTTGGAAGAAAGCCTGAACGTTGAACGTCTGAACAACAAGTACGATGCCTATTTGAACCAGTTGAAAGACCGTAAAAAGCAGGGTGCTTTAGAGTTGATGGTCGGCACACGCTGGAACGTGCTTGACCCTCTGGGACGCATCCAGAACCAGTACGCAGACAATCCAAAGTACAGATTCCGGGTGATTCCTGCGGTGGATGAGAACGGACACAGCAACTTCAATTATGATTATGGCGTTGGATTTGACGATGCCTACTACGCCGATATGAAAGCCAGCATTGACGATGCAACATGGTGGGCAAAGTACATGGGCAAGCCTTATGTGCGTGAAGGTCTGCTGTTCCCTGCCGATGAGCTTCGATACTTTAACGGTGTTCTGCCTGATGGTGAACCTGATCGCAAGCTCATGGTCATGGATATTGCATGGGGCGGCGGGGACTTCACCGCTTGCCCTATCGCCTATGTGTACGGAGATGCCGTGTTCATCCTTGACCTTGTGTTCAACAACGGCGACAAGACCGTGACCAGACCAGAAGTCGTGGGCAAAATCATCCAGCACAAAATCAATGTGGTGCGTGGCGAAGCCAACAACGGCGGTGATGAATACTGTGACGTTGTTGACAGCCAGCTCCGGCAGCAGGGCTATCACTGCTCTGTCCGTAGCCAACGTGCGCCCAGTGGGCAAAGCAAGCTGTCCAGAATCATTCAGTATGCGCCGGACATCAAGCGATTCTATTTCCTTGACGAGAAACACCAGTCGAAAGAGTACAAAGCGTTCATGGAACAGGTGACGATGTTCACGCAGCTTGGAAAAGTTCCGCACGATGATGCACCGGACAGTCTGGCACAGCTTGCCGATGAACTTTACAACGGAATCAGTAAAATTGAGCCTGTCAAGAGGCCTTTTTGATTAAAAACACAATATATTGTGTTCGCTGGGTCTATTTATTTGATTTCACTAGTTGACAAGGCTTATAATGTACGCAGGAAGTTTTGTAGCTTCCCTTAAAGGAATAGCTTTCACGCGGGGTTTTGTCATTTTACTCGCGTGCGTGTCAACAAGCATATTCCTCCTTTCACCGGTGGAGGTTTTCTCACTCTTTCGCCTTCACCGGGCTTTATATGTTGCGTTTCCAATTGTAAGGGGAATGCCAGCCTGTCTCCCCCACGGCTGGCAAGCAACGGTTCGATTCCGTTACGCAGCACAACCAACTACCTAGCTTTGCATGGACTTATTCTCCAAAACCTCCACCGCTATTCCCGGCTCTCAATGTGATGTTTAGGCATGACATTGCAAAGAGCAGCGGTTAACCAATCAAGCCGGGTTTTTATGTTGCATTAGCTCAGTCAGGCTAGAGCATCCGGCTCATAACCGGACATACATTGGTTCAAATCCATTATGCAGCACCAAAATTGCAGCTGACCCATTTACGTCTGTCCGACAACTGAATGTAAAGGCTGCAATGGTTTTCTTCGGGCGAAGAATAGCACGGCTGGAAGTGCGAATAGTTTCCCAGTAGCTTCTGACAGGTCTGTGCTCAACAGCCTGTTTCCAGAAATCCAACGAAAGGAGCACAGATGGTAGCAAAAGTACGATGCAAGCGTCTTCGGAAAGACGCAAACGGCAATCTGTGTGATTGCGGACGTTATCTTGGCGAAGTGGAAGGGAAGTTCTCCCTTCTGTGCCCTCTTTGCCATTGGATTACAATTGGAGATTCCAACCTTCCAAAAGATACATGGGTCTCCGTACCAAAGTTTAAGAACTGAATAGCTTTTGAAGCGCAGTTGTAAGCGCAGTGAGATAGACCTTAACAGGTTTGTCTTGCTGCGCTTTTTATTTTGCCGGAAAGGAGGAACGCATGGCTGAGTATCAGATAGTTGTTGATGGCTTTTTAAATGAACCGCTGACCGGACGCAGACCGATTGAAACGCCGGAGACGGAAATCAATCAGGCGAACGTGCTGAAAGTGGTCATGGGCAAGGCGGAGCCTATTCATCTGCTAAACAAGAACGAGATTCGATTTCTGCACAACTACTACTTGGGTGGCCAGCCTGTTCTCCACCGCACGAAGGAATACCACGCTGAAATCACCAATCGCATTGTAGAGAACCACGCCAATGAATGTGTGGGCTTCTACACAGGATATATGAGCGGTACGCCGTGTTCTTATGTGCGGTCTGAAACGGCAACTGGTGACGGTGAGGAAATCGCCCGGCTGTCTAACGCTTTGCAGTATGAAGGCAAGGACGCACTCGATCGGCGGCTCTGGCAGTGGATGTTGGAGTGCGGACAGGGATACCGCATCGTTCTTCCTGACAAGGGGTATGGCGGTAACTACCCGGACGAAACACCCCTACTGGTGGACGTCCCAGACCCCGACATGGCGTATGTGATTTATAACTCCGGCATCGGGCATAAGCCCATCGCTAATGTGCTTCACATCCCACGCAATTATCAGAATGACCTGAACGACCTGATTTGCGTGTACACGCCAAACCAGTACTTTGAAATCGACAACGGCAAGGTCACAAAGTCGGAGAACCACTCTCTGGGAATGTTGCCTATGGTCGAATATAAGCTCAACCCGGAGCGTATGGGTCTGTTTGAACCCGCTATCCCTGTGTTGGATGCCATCAACGACCTTGAAAGCAACCGGCTGGACGGTGTGGCGCAGTTCATCCAGTCCATCATGGTGTTTACCAACTGTCTTGTGGACAAGGATGCTCTCGACCAAGTAAAAGAGCTTGGCGCAATGTGTCTGAAATCCACTTCTGGTCTGCCCGCTTCTGTCTCACAGATTGCAAACGAGCTTGACCAGCAGCAGAGCCAGACCTTGCTTGATTCTATGTTGAACGTGTACCGCAGCCTGACTGCCATGCCTAGTGCCACTGGCAGCGAGAACGCAACTTCTGACAACGTGGGCGCAGTTATCGTCCGCAACGGCTGGAATCACACAGAAGCAAGGGCGCAGCAGTACGAGAATATGTTCAAGTTCTCGGAACGTCAAAGTCTGTCCGTGATGCTGAAAATCCTGCGTGACACGGCTGGTTCTAAGCTGATGGCAAGCGACATCAACATCAAGCTGCCCCGCCGTCAGTACGACAATCAGCAAAGCAAGGTTCAGATTTTTGCACAGATGCTTGGTCAGAGCATTGACCCGCAGTTAGCGTTCACAACGCCCGGTCTGTTCCCTGACCCGCAGGCTGCTTACGAAATGAGCAAGCCCTTCCTGATTGCCGCTGGCAAGCTGGGTGAGGATGGGAAAGCTCCGAAACCGCAGGAACGGCTTAAGCAGGATGTTACCGACACAAATGCTGGGAACATGGCTGATAAACAACCAAACAATGCGGATGGAAAAAAAGA